AAAGCTTCTTGATGAGCCTTGTCCTTGTGCTCTTCTTCCTCTCTGCACAGGGCTGGGTTGTCTTTATCTTGGATGACTCATCCAGGATGATGAACGGCTCCGGGTTCTCCTTCAGGAAAGCCTTCACCCATTCAGGGAAGTCATCCTCGGATATGTCCCTCCGGCTTCCCAGCCCCTTCGGAGAGAAGCTCTCTGTGTTGATGATGAAGTATTTCATTCGTAATCCTCACGAAGTGATTCTATTGTGTGAGCTATATACGGCTTGTATGTTCCCATACAAGCCGCACCTCTTATCATATTATACTCAATCCACTCGACTGCATCTTCCCAGGTCATCTTGTCATGCTCCATGAGAAGCTCTGCAAGCCTGTCGTAATCGTATATTACATTACCTTCTGTGGTCACTGCGATTATGGCATCATCATACCAGTCCTCAGTGAACACTACAGCGTCTTCATTGTATTCTGCTACTATCTCTCTGTTTGTCATTCTGCTCTCCTCATACTGTCCGTTGCCAAGTGCTATCAGTCTCATCCTTTTCTCACCTCACCTTCACTGAAAGCCGCCTCATACAGGAACTCCTTTATGTCCAGCTTGAGGCTGCCGTGCTCAGCACATCTGTCAGCTACCATCTTGGCAGGCACAGTCAGATAGTTGTGCATGCCGTTATCCCACACTACCACATAAATTTTAAGGTTAGGGTATGTCTTATAGAACCTCGGCTGGGTCTTCTGCATCTTGAAGATACCATGCCTGTCAGTAATCTTCATCTCATACAGGACAGTCTTATCTCCCTTTATCTCAAGCACATCAGGAAAGCCAGGTTCAGTCTCCTCACTTTCGATACAGAACGGCGTCCCTCCTGCTTTCCTCAGAAGCTCAACAAAATCTCTCTTGAACTCTGCCTCATTCTTATATTGTGATTTCATCTTACCACCATTTCTTAATCCTTACGTATTTAATCAGCCACCAAATCCGAATCCTAAGATTTCTCATTGCCAGGCTGACACGACTCCACAAACTAACTGTCAGTGGTCTCTCTACAGTCTCCCCCTCAAAATTACATACTGCATCTTCTGGTACATTGAACTTAACTATCATATTCATCTACTTACCTCCTCTCCTGGACAGATATTCTTTGCTATTCTCACTTTCTTCTCAAACATCCTGTAAGCCTCCTCTCCGAAGGTGATGTCATTGAAGTCGCTCTCAATGTTGATGCCCAGTGCAGGAAGCCACTTCTTGTTCACCTGCATCCCGAACTCCCTTTCCTTTGTCTTATGATTGAACTTGTAAATTGTCACATAATCACTCATCATCTTCCTCCTTAAACAACTTAACTTTTTGTTCAAATATTTTATAAGCCTCTGTACCCATTTCAATACTATCAGGTGTTAAACCTCTACAATAGGTAATTCCTAATTTTGAAAGCCACTCCAAAGGAACAGTCATACCTAATTCTTTCTTCTTTGTTTTCAAATCAAATTTATAAATTTTTACAACAACATTTTTCATTTGTCAATCCTTTAAATATAATAGCTAAGAGTATAAGAAGTAATAACCAGTCTGTCATGCTTCCTCCATATCATCCAGCGCATACAGCTTTACAAAAGTCTTGTCTTTGTCCTTCCAGTCAGAAACCATGAGGTAGTTCTCATCGTCCCCAGGTGTTGAATAGCCTGCACAAATCGACACACAATATTTTTTCTCCAATGCCTCCAGTTCTCTGTCAAAAGCTTTTGCTCTCTTTATAAAATCACTCATCTTTTTCATCCTTGTAATTAAAAGTCACAATCACACCCTCACCAACAATGTGCTCCACAATAGGTACCACACCATAATATTTTTCTATAAAACAACCACATTTTTTACAAAAGAAAGTAAGATTGTTCTCCTTGTCATACGTCACTGTCAGGTCAGTACCTCCACAATGATTACACATCCTCATCATCTTCCTCCTCATTATCAAGATTTTCACAGAACTCTGCAAAGCTCTCCTTGTCCTTGTCAAAATTGTCAAGACTTTTCTTCAGCTCATAGAATGTTCCGTTCCTCATAGCCTTGAACACAGTCCTTATGAACTCCCGCAGGTCTCCGTACTCAGGGGAATATTCTATTCCGTCTGCCCAATTAGGGCCTATCTCAGGGTCACATACCGCAGGAACTCTCAGGTCGGAGCTGTGCTCCATCCAATGCTTGAGCTCCACTATCCTCTCCACCCCTCTCTCATCCATAGGGACAGAGAAGCAGTCCTCATCGTGAACGGTCAGGAGCATTGTCTCGCAGCTGTGGGACTTCCAGATGTTGACTGTCGCTTTCTTTGTCATGTCGGCAGCACTTCCCTGGATGAGATAGTTCATATATTTATACGCATCGTGGTCCCTGCCTTTCCTCAGATGAATCCTACGTCCGGCAAGCGTCCTGATGTATCTTCTCTTCACAACCACATCCTGCACCTTGTCCATGACCTCAAAGAGCCACGGAGCGGCACCTGCAACTTTCTCGTACAGGTCATCACAGAACTCCTTTGTCCATCCGAAGTTCTGCATCATCCTCGGTTTCTGCATGCCATAACCCACTCCGAAACGCAGGTTCTTGGCGAACTTTCTTCCGACCTTTGCACCGTGCTCGGCACCGAGACCTGAGACCTCAGTCACATAACTGTGCTCATCGAAGTACGGGTTCTCGTTGTATTTTTTCTGTACATAGTCTCCGTTCTTCCCCTCCGCAAAATGTGCTACCATCCTATTCTCCTGGCCACAGTTCATAGTAGGCATATTATACGTCAAAAACTTGTGTGTATCACACTGCATAATGAGTGCATCCTCACAGATACCTCCTGTAATCTTCCTGATTGTCACTGGTATCTTGTCACTCTGCCACAGACCTAAGCGGTTCATGGTCTCCAAAGATATTCCCCTGCCGAAATGCCGTGCATTGTACAGTGACTTCTGCAGCATACCTTCGTGCTGCCTGAACATCTTCTCAGGAAGCTCAGACCAGTCAAAATTCCAAGACATCTTGACACTGCTTCCTTTCCAGATACTTAAATCTCTGTGCAGCATATTTTTTTCAATCCGCTGTCTCAAGTCCTGTGGAATTTTGCGGAAGTACAGTGTGTATCCTGTGTGCTCCTTTCCAAAATTATTATCAGAAGCCTGCACAAACTGCTCACACCATCTTGCATATATACCGCAGCAAGCCAGAAGCTCAGCAATCTTTCTCATCAGCAGCTCTCTGCACATGGTAATTCTGCAGCTTTTCTTAGTTATGTGTGCATCCGTATCCAGCAGTCCAGCTATGAGCGCAGTCCTGAACTCTACACTTGCAGTAAACACCCAGTCAGGAACAGTCTTGAACTCTTTTCTTCCAAACTCCTGTGCTATCACCTTCCCAAAACTCTTTCTCAAATACGCATGGTGTATTGAACCGACTGTATGTTTGCCTCCTGTGAACACTTCACTGTAGTTCAACATACCCAGATTCCTGTCATGCAAAATAATCTCTCCGTCCCCGGTCTCTTTCACATAACCATCCCCAAGATATAAACCGCAGATATATCCCAGCGTTTCTTCATCGAGCCTTGTATGTAGAATCTTCCGAACATCACATACATGTTCCTGTGAATAACTCACACACTCAAACGCAAGCTGGTCTCCTACCATATAATCCTTGGCAAGCTTGACATACTGCTTGATTCGGTCAGTGCCGAAATGCCTATGCTCCGGTATCTGTTTAAGTATGACACCGTTATCAAGCTCAAAAGAAATCATGTCCCTTTTCTGCACATAGCACTCATAGTCCTGCAGATTTCCCTCAAGGTCAAGAAGTCCTGCTCCTCGATACAACGCTTCCCCACGCATATACCCCTCATCTGTCAAGAACATAGAATCCATCGAAAGGCAGTAATCCAGCTTCACGAAGCACTCACCAGGCTCAGGGACAAAACATTCCCTGCACATATGCGCCAGGTCAATCTCATGGTCCGTCTTCTCAAAGAGCTTCGTTTTCGATGGAATCTGCTGTAAGTTTGCTTTGGTGCAACTCATACGATTCGTCTGTCTTGCTCCTGCAATATTAAATGTGGCATGCAGTCTGCCATCAGGAGCTATGAACCGTCCGAACACAGGTCCGAGGAACTTGTCCACAAGGTTCTTTATCTGCTTGTACTGCACAAGGTCAGATACTACAGGATAGCTTGCAGCCTGCTCCTGATACATAGGCTTACCCACCACAGGATTGCACACAACCTCGTATCCGAGGTCACTTATCTCAGTCGCAGTCCGGTCAGCATACTGCTTGGGAAGATACAGGACAATCCTGCCTTTCTCCACAGTCACACCGGAGAACTGCTTTCTCAGACGCTGCTTGTGCTCGGTCAGCTCATCTCCCTTGAAGCAGTCCCTGCTTGTGAACTTTCTGTCAGGAAGAGAGAGTCCCTTTATGGTTATCTTCTTCTTGTAAGGCACGCTCCACCTGTCCATCAGAAATGCCACCTGCATAGGAGAATTGATGTTCACCTTGCCATATTTGGTCTCGAACTCATTCTTGAGCCTGTCATAAGCCTCCTTTGCTTTCTCGCAGTTGGATTTCCATGTCTCCACATCAATACGGACACCTTTCTGCTGCATTGATATGACCACAGGAATCATGTTCATCTCCATCTGGAAAGCCTCAACAAGATTCTGCTCAAGGATAATCTTCTTCTGCTCGTGCCATATCCGCACAGGCTGGTCGGCATCAGAGATGACGTATCTCCTTATCTCCTCCTGATACCCCTCATCCCACAGTCTGCCGAGATGCTGCCGGAAATCTCCCTTGAGACCGAGACGGGCTGCTATATCCTCAAGCTCGCTCTTGCCCTTGTGCTCTCCGAGATACTTGAGTGCAAGACTGTCAAGGTCGTAAGGCTGATATTCATCTATGAGACTCTCTGTGAGAGCCACATCTATGAATCCACATCTGACATCGTCTATGGACATCTTATGGGCACTCAGGAGCCATCCTATGTCATACTGGATGTTGGCACCTACTATTGTGGCATATGAGTTCCTCAGAACTTTCTCTATGAACTCTCCTCCGTCACCGTCAAATGCTTTCTTCTCTTTTCCGTTATACGCACCGACACAAAGCACCCGGCCCTCACCGAAAATCCAGCTCGGTCCTTTCGCTTTCTGCTTTCCTCTGTCCTTGAGGAAAGGGTCCTCAGTCTCAATGTCTATCCCAAGATATGCCATTCTTCTCCAGCTCCTTGAGCAGTTCCTGACATTTATCATCCACGGTCCCACGCCCTTTCTTGTTCATCTCTATAAGAAACTTGGTGGTATCCTTTATCCCGTGTTCCGTCAGGAATGCCTTCATCCATTTTGTGATTCTTCCTGTGGAGGCATGCCTCCGTATGCTTGCATCGTGGCAGGAAATACCTGAAAATCTGTCATGCAGGCTCCAATATCTCCTGTACTCGAACAGTCTTCTCTCAATCTCATCACGCTCTGAGACAGACAATGCACAAGCCGTTATTTTTCTTACACACAGATAAGACATCCCAAGAGTCTCAGCAACCTGTCTCAGCGTCAGAGTGCATGTCCTGTACGTCTCCACTGCCTTGTCTTTCTGTTCCTGTGTCACAACAGTAGGAGCAGGGCGTCTTATATCCTTATTCCAGCCAGGTGACAGGCTCAGGAAGTCTCTCCATATCCCGCAGTCCTCCTCTATAAGGAACTGATAGGCGTCAAGCCTCATGTCGAGCGTTCCGTTCTTGTAGTCAAACATTGCACGCTCAAAGACTGCTGCAGCGAGTCTCTCCATGGCCTTGTTTATCCAGCCAATCTCTGTGATGTCGTAATCAGTTGTGCGGAGCATATCTGAAGATGTATCCATTGAAAGCAAGCACCACACAGGTTCCCTTGTCAAGACTTTCCCGGCTCTCCACTGCATCCTGCAGGGTGATGAGGTCGGTCATGTTGTTCAGTTTATACTCAAGCAGGTCATTGCCGAACACCTGAACACCGTCTCTCTTTCCAGTCCAGGAGTAGAAAAACTCGCAGCTTCTCTTATTCTGTCTCAAGGGTCTCTGCACCCTGTTATAATCTCTGTTGCGATAATTCATATCAACTCTTTTCTCAAAAAACATATTTCCTCCAAAAATCATTCTGATTCAAATGCTGCATCCAGCAGCTTGTCAAGTCCATATTTACTTCTGCTCGGAACAATATAGAGCCCCTCCCTGCATCTTGTTATTCCGACATATAGAATCCTGAGCTCCTCATCCACGCACATGAGCAGGTTGTCTGCAACCATTCTTGTTGCATCAAGGAACAGAGCTGTATAGTCAGCCTCTCCTCCTTTGACTTTGTGTATGGTGGAGAGCAGGAGCCAAGGCTCACCTCTTGCCATATCCTTCAAGGTCTGCAGTCCCCACAGGTCCACCATCTCCTGCATATAATAACGTCTTGATGATGGTATCAGTCCGCTCTCGGTGAAACTGTCATCAAAAGACTGGATATTATACTTCAGCATGAACTCATCCTTTGCCTTTTTAGTCCCGTATCCAACCTTTCTGAACTTATAATACCTGTCTATCAAGTCAAGCTCACTCTTCTCAATACAGAACCCCCTTGATGTCGAATATGGGACACCCATACTCTCAAGAAGCTCCACTATTCCGTCAATGAAGCAGTTGGTCCTAAACAGGAGCATCCATCTCCCCGGTCTGTACCCGTGTGCTCTCAGGTCATTCTTCACCTTGTGCACAAGCACTGTCCGGTCAGGGCATCTCTCCACAAACCCCTCCTTGTCCTTGAAAGGTCTGTAGTCCTTGTCCACTTTCTCAGACAGCATCTGGGTGACTCTGTGCGCCAGCCTGTACACTGCCTTTGGTATGCGGTAGCTCACCTCGTGCTTGACCACGGGATAGTGCTCAGACATCTCGACAAGGAGAGCAGGGTCAGCACCCGCGTGTGTGTAGACTGACTGGTAATCGTCACCAAGGCATCTCACTTTCACTGCATTCTCGGAAAGACGCATTATGCACTTCCACTGGACAGGAGTTATATCCTGGCACTCATCACACACGAACACCTTGACCCCTGCGAGAGGTTTCCCGACCTCAAGATACTTCTCAAGACAATCATAGAAATCCACAAGATTGTGTCCCTTCTTAAATGCCTCATAAGCGTTGACAAGCCTTGTATATCTCTGCACATCATATGCCCTCTCCAGGAAGATTCCTGATGTCGCCTGACTCCGCACTGCATCATACCTCTGAAGCAGCTTGTCATCCTCCGAGCAGGAGGAGAACATCTCAGAACCTGTCAGATGGAACCCGAAAGCCTCGTTGAATGCTCTGATGTCCTTCCTTGTAATGATGTTCTTCGCACCGAGACCTGCCTCACGGAAACAGATGGCGTGCAGTGTCTTGAAATGCTTAAGGTCATCAGGAGTGAAACTTCTGTTCACTTTGAGTGCCCTCTCTATGCCTGTCTCGACACCTTTCCTTGTATAGGTCACAAACGCTATCTCGTCCGGTCTGTATGTCTCAAGAGCCTCGACAATCTCACCCATAGCCGCCTCAGTCTTTCCTGACCCAGCTCCTGCAAGATGTATCTTGACATCATCTGTCTTAAAGCGTACCACCAAACCAGTGCCTCTCTTCCATAAAATCTTCACCGAATCTGTCTCTCATCCTTCGGAGAGAGTCTTTCCAGAATGTACCGTCAGCTTTTGTCAGCCATGCGAACAGAGCAGTCTGTTCCTGCTTGGTGAGATAAAGCTCCTTGCCGTTCCATAAGAACTCACCTTTCTCAAAATCAAAGCTGTAGACAACACTTCCACCATTTCGGAATATATACTTCCTGCCCTCCACCACGGCTTTTGTCAGCTTTGATGAGCGTACATAAACCAGTATGTCTGCTTTCCTGTCTTTGCTCAGCACATCCTTGATGAAGTCATCCGCACCTGTGTCACACCACATGTCAAATTTCTTAAAACCTGCTATTCTCTTCATCCCAGTCCTCTAATGTCTCGGTGTCCTTGTCAGGCAGGTTGAGCTCCTTGGCTCTCTCTGCATCCTGTGTCAGGACATCGTCAAAATATGTCTTCTTCTGTTCAAGCTCACTGTCGGTGTCCTTAGCCCAGCACTTGATTGTGCTTATTCTTCCTGAAGGCGTTGTGTAAGTAAGCTCAGAATCCCTGCAGCCATACTTCAGAAGCTCCTCACGCAGGTTTGTCCTGCCGAGATTGAACTTCTGCACTCTCAGGAACTGCTTGACACCTTCTGTCGTGAAATAGAACACACCGTCCTCAAAGTAGACCTGTCCCACATTCACCATATACCTGGCTCCATTCTGCACCTGTCCGTGTGTCAGATACCCTACAATCAGGGAATGAAGCTCAGACAGTTCTGATGTGTCTGACTCAGCAGTAATCTCTATCTGCCTGTTCTCTATGCCCTCCATGCAGGTGTTCACTGTCTCCACCCACAGTCCCGGCTTTATCGGCAGAGGAGCCCAGCCGAGCTGGTCCCAGCAGCGCTGCTGTACCACACTCTGATTGGCAAGCTCACCTATACTGTCGAACCGTACCTCTTTTGCAGCCTTGCCGGGAGGAGCTATCTCCCACAGGTAATAAGGAACTCTCGCCATGACCCTGCTTATAGGACCTAAGAAATCAGCTCCTGTGTTGTCGTTCTCTTTTGTTCTCTTCACAACACCTGAGAACTTTCTCTTGGCACATATCTCCTTGTTGCAGTAAGAGCACATCGGCTCCTGCCTGCATGAGAATGACCAGTTCTTAGACATGGCTGAACGGTAAGTGTCCTCAAGCTCCTGCGGATTCTCATCCTGCAGGGGACTCGCAAGCATGCTGTCAAGCTTCAAGAGCTCATCATACCACTCTGATTGTGCACCGAACTTCCGCTTCAGATACACACAGGAATGGAACAGGAACTTGTTCCGTCCCTCGTTCTCCCCGAGAGCACCTGTCAGTGCCACTGCCTGTATGCAGTAAGGAGCGTCAGAATAAGGAAGCTGGCTCACCGCCTCATCTATCTCCTTGGTGCTTGTGTAATTCTGCTCTATGACAGTCAAGGCATCCATGAAGTTCACCACACTCCCGTCTGTGCCGTACACATAGTTCTGTGTTCCTGTTCCTGCGACATCAAAATAAGGCAGGAACACACATTTACCGTCTGAACCGGGTGTCTCGGTATCGTGCATAGGGAATATCTCCACCTTGCTCGCACCCTTTGCAGAATAGATGGCGTCCAGCCCGAATTTCTCCACCACAAGCTTAAGAGACTGTCTAACCGCCTTTGCCGGAGTTGCCTCACTCATCACAAAGTATATGTGAAGTCCTCCCGACTTGGAGCGTACCGCCACGAACTTGAGCCCGAAACTGTACATCTTCTTCACCAGAGGTATGAAATCCACGCCATAGACATCAATATCTATGATGCCGTAATAGCATACATTAGATACTCTCCTGCCGTCTTTTCTCGCATCCCTCAGAGGTTCAACCGCAACACCGTATTGTCCGTACAGATGGGCCTTGAAATCCTCAATAGTCAGTTTCTTCTTTGTCTTGTCGCCGGAACCGGGATTCTCCAGGGCATAGCATACTCTTGCTGCCTTCATCTTGTGTCCTTCCTGGCTGAAAGGAGGCTTATGTATCACATACTTGTCCCTGTTGCAGCAGAAGATATTCCAGAATTTCTCAATGGAACTCTCATCTACCTGTCCCTTATATCTCATAAATAAATCCTAAAATGTTGAAATAAGCGGCGGGGCGAACCCCGCCTGAAACGTCAGAATGGAATTGTCTGCCCATCGTCCTCTACAAGCTCAGCCTTGACTTCGGTTCTGTCTGCGATAGCCTTTGTCTCAGGAGCACCAATCTCTTTAGGTCCGTCATAGACGTGCTTTGAGAGCATGGCTCCTTTGTCGTAGGCATCATACAGGTCGGCATAGCGGGTGCAGACTTCCTCCACAGCCTCTGCCGAAAGTCCGTTCTTCACAGGCTTGATGCCTTTCTCATCAAATGTGAAGGCATTGCCCACAACCTCTGCAACAGGATATGAGAAGTATGTGTTGTACTTCTTGTTCTCCACCTGCTCTGCGCTGAACTCCACGATAAGCTCAGGACTGATTGTGCTCTGTTCCTTGAGGAGCTTCTGGAGCTTCCTTGCATACTGATTGCCGGCACCCTTGAATGTCAGGACAACTCCCTCAAGCTCAGGATGGTCAGGAAGATAAAGCATAGCCCAGTGCTGGACCTCAAGGTGGTTTCCGTTAGGAAGAGGTCTGCTGAAGTTACCCTCAAGCGGAACCTGCTCAGCATCATTCGGATGCCAGTAACCCACAGTCCTTGCAATCTCTCCCTGCACGGCAGGAGTTGTCATCTCAGCATAGACCTTGAGAACTCCGAGCACCACTGCCTTGAACTTCTCACCAAGAAGAAGTTTCTTGGAAGCAACCACGAAACTGTCTACTGTGGCACCTGGGATGTATGCCTCATCTTTCTTCACGAGCACCTTGCTCTTTGCACCCACAAGGGTAATCCATGTCAGGCTTGCTCCGAATTCTGCTCTGTGAACCATTTCTGCCTGTGCAGCTTTCTGCACTCTCTCGTTAATGCGTGCTGATACGTCACTCATCTTACGTTTCCTCCGTTTTCAACGTTTTTATTATCAGGCCAGCTCCAGCTGACCTTTATTCCTTTTTTTCTTATCTCTGCGAAGACCTTGTTGAGGTAATCCGCAATCTCCTTTGACTGTGTATAGATAAGAGTGATTGTCATAGCCTTCTCAGACTCAACCTTATGTCCCTCAATCTTATCAGGAACAACTTTATGTCCCTCAATCTTATCAGGAACAACTACTGATAACCTTGCAAGTCTCTCTTTCTCAGAGGCAATCTTCTCAAGAACCTGTCCCAGAGGAAGTCTCTCAAGAAGTCCCACATACAGCGATGTGTTGAGTCTCTCATCATCACATGCCTTCCTCACTGCCTCGATGGAAGTCCGCTCCTCATTGTACTGATAGATAAGGTCAGCATACTGCCTCTTTATATCCTCAGTGACCTGAGCCATGTCCGCAGTCTTGTTGTAGTACTGCTTCTTTCTCTCGATACGGTGCATCCACTCATCCGGCAGTTCCTTGCCGAGACCTGCTATGATTCCATCAAGGATTGTATTGATATTGTCAATGCGTTTCTCCTCCTCCTTGTCAAGAACCTCATCAGCTTTCTTCTCCATGGCATCAATCTCAGACAGAACCTCAGCTACACCTGCACGGAACACGTCCATAGGTGCCTTGAACTGGGCTTTCTCATATTCCTTTGCCTCTGCCTCGAACTTGCGTCTCCAGCCCACGATGCCTTTCTTCAATGTCTTCACTCTGTCGATGTCGGTGAGCTCCATGCTGAGGACTTCCTCAAGTCTCTGTGCTAAGAACTCTTTCTGTGCCCAGAAATCAACCGGGGCAACCGCAACCTCTTTAGCCTCAATAGGAGGCATGGGTACTAAAATCTCGGTGTCAGTCATTGATTCTCTCCTCGATGAGCCTGTCGAACAGACACCATCCCTTGCAGACAAGAAGTCCGTTGTAAGGAGGATTGACCAGCTCCTGACACTCCAGTGTCTTTCCAATCAAATCTTCATACATGACACCCTTGAACAGAATATCATCTGTACCCACAAACACAAATCTGTCATCAAGAACGACAACATCACCGCTCTCGACAAGCTGAGCCAGCCTGTCCTCTGAGATAGTCCTCACTTTAACCATTTATTTCTCCTTTAAACCGCTCTCACAGGATAAACCCTCTTTTTTATCCTGTCAAGTGCAAAAATTAAATTTTATACAAAAGTTTTTCAATATCGTCAGAATCTCTCGGTCTCACCACATATAACATCTTCTCCCTCGTGCATATGCACTCGGTACGTATGACCGTAAGTCCTGCCTTTTCCACAAAATACTTATACACACCCAACTGCCACGACAGATACTCAGGCTTGAACCTCCCGGTCTTGATGTCATAGAGAACCCAGCCGTCTTTGTAGTGCACCATAAGGTCAACAGCACTGGCATACCTGTCATAGTCCGTGACAAGCACCTCAGAATAAACCTCAAGAGGAGGGTCGCTCTCCCATCTTTCTTTCAGTGCATTCATTATCCAGGTCACTGCCGGATGGTTTGATGTCCTCAGTCCCGACTCTATCCAAGCCTGCACCGCCTCATGTATATGTGTTCCCTCAGCCGCACGCTCAGCCACTGGAGCATCTCCGAAATGCAGACCAAGATGGTCACATATGACTCCCGTGACACCTGACAGATTCTTTCCATTGTAGGTGTAAGAATGCAGAGACTTATCAAACTGGACACCCTTGGCAAGATTCATTCTGCTCTCCTATCTAATTCTTCAAGTGCTTTAAGTTTAACCGCCATTTTTGTTATGCAAGTTCTCAACTTCTCGATTTCAGCATGTCTCCAAAACCCTGTTAAGTCTCTGTCGTAGTATTCCTCTATCCGTTTCTGCATAGCTCTACTCGGCAGCTTGAAGCCTCTCTCTATCTCGGACAGATACATGGCAGATATACCGATGTCTTTTGCTGTCTCTCGCAGGCTCTTTGTTCTTAACTTTGCAAGCCCTATTCCTCTCATTCTGTTCTCCTATTCCCAATCGGTAGCCATGCAAGCACTTTATATCGTTCTACCAATTCAAGTGTTAGAGGAATAAAGCCTTCGTCAAGAACATAGACAGACCAATAAGCCTCAGTTCCGTTAATATTGAACTTACCTGTTACCTCAACTCTCTCATTTGTTCGTGTATCTTTTAATTTTATGGCTACAACTTGCCCATTCGGTGATACACCATAAGTCTTAACATACCTCCAATAAGCGCTCATTTATTCCTCCTTTGGAGGCATAATATACTGCCATGCAATGATGTTCCCTAAATCTACAACACTTGCCCAGCCTTCTTCATGATATTCTGCATTAGCAAAATACCAAAGCCCACCTTCTTGAAATGCCACAAGTACAGTTTCTCCCTCTGTCGGGTACTCTCCCCTTGAAGGATAGTGCCACAAATCAACAGTAGGCATATTATCAATAACTTTTCGAAACACTACACTGAAATTTGATATACCCATACTTGAAATTGCGTCAGCATCTATGAGTCTCATGCTTGCACCTCTATTCCACAAGGAGAACCATCGAGGAACTCGTATTCTTCAAGTAAAATCTCCCAAAGGAACACCTTAATCTCATCCACATTAATCACAGAGCATCCATTATTAGAAAAGCTGATTATCAGTTTGCCCCTATCGGTGTCATCACCTTTTTTCTTCACCCAAATAAGAGGCATATTCAACTTGCAGTCATGCCACTTCTGACCGTTTGTTTTTTCACTCCACTTCTGTTCCCACACCTTAATCAGCTCAGATGTATCCTTGAATGGTCGATAGCGCTTCTTGGCTTTTAATTCATAATCATCGCACCCATAACCTTCTTCAAGAACACAAGTGCCTCTGCCCCCGTTTTTTGATTTGGCACAGGTAGCACATCTGTTCTCGGTCTTTGGCTCGATATACGACTGCTTTATTTCTCTGTCATAACAGGGACAGCAGTTGATTGGCGATACATTAGGCTTGCACCCCGCACTCTCTCTATGTACGCAACTGTAACAGTTCTTTGCTCTCTCCACAAGGTAGGCAAGTGCAAATGTAGCAGTATTGTTTTCTATTGCAAACCTGAACATAAAATCTTCTGGCTCAATTGTACGTATAGTGCTTATAGGGTTACTGTCTTTTACACAACGTTTAAGCAAATCCAAGGTGTCTGCCACTATCACCTTGTCACCAGGCTTTAATTCGTCAGCATTCACCGCACTATATACTCTGCTTCTGTCAAATTCCATTTATTTTCTCCTTGTCAATCATTTACTTATCCTCACGAAATTGATTCATATCATTTCTTTCTCGCTGGTCTCACTGTTATCTCAAGGTCAGGAACAGGCATCGTCCTGTCGAACATACTGTCAAGCAGTTCCTTTAGTTTCTCGAGCACCTCTTCCGGCTTGACTGTTATCGTCCGTCCATGCACCCTGGGGTGGAGCAGTCTGTATTTTCTCATCTGATGCTCTGCCCATTTCTTTCTGTACTCAGGATTCACCGCACGCACTATGGTGGACATGGACACCCCATAATCTGTGGCAAGACCGCTGTATGTTTCCCCCTCTTTCTTTCTCCTTATTATATCTTCTTTATCTTCTTCTGACAGAACCATCACACACCCTCTCTCTTAAGTCTCAGCTCAAGTATGGAATGATACTCCCACATAATCTGCACCTGCCGGACAAGAAGCGCCTTGTCCGCTGCGCCCAAAGACACTGCATTTCTGTCAAGGAATCTCTGTGCCTTGTCAATCCTCGCCTTGAGCTCATCCCTCTCATTAATCATTCTTACAACGTAATCTTTCATTCTTCCTTTTTTACCTCCAAAGCTCTAAGGTATCTTTCAATAAGTGCTGCATGAGCTTCACCATCTTTCACTGCTTTTTCTCTGATTTCATTCCAACTACCAACACATCCATTAAACAATGACCTAAACCTGTATGAAGGATACCTGGTATCATTGCGTTCAATCACGTAGTATTCATGTTCGCGCATCTGCTTCCTCTTCCACCTCATATCCAAACAGTGTCAAAGCCCTTATAAGTGTATTGATACCTGCCTTTCTTCTCACTGCAAAATCAGCAAGTGCCTCAATCTCAAACCATAACTTATCATCTATATCTTTAGACAGTGATGTACATGTCTTAATATAATCTGTGTCACCTGTATTCCAATACTTTCCTGTCACTCTATACAGATTTTCAACAATCTCACGTTTATATTTCTTCATTACGTTCTCCCATGCTCACAGTAAATCATCACCTTTCATCACTTTAATCAGCATGAACATAGCAAGCCACAGACACACGAGCAAAGGAACCCCAACCATTGTTCCCATTATCCACGCTATATAACTGCTCACCGCCATAACTCCTTTGCGTCTGTCCCATAAACCATCTTAGCCTTTGAGTGTATAGCGTACGCCTTTTTCAGCAGCATTCTTACCTTAACCCCCTTGAAATACTCCTTGAGGTCAGTGTCATAGTATCTCTCAAGAGCCTTGAGCTGACTTCTGCTCGGAAATTTCTCTGCTTTCTCGAACAGTCTGATATACTCAAAGTATATCTTTGTAGCTCTCCCTGCCTCTCTGAGGGAAACTCCTTTCCTCTCCCTTAAATCTTTAAGCTCATTCATCTTCCGCACTCACATTCCCAGTCAATCAGATTCTTAGCCTGCTCAGCCAGTGCCTCAGCTGTGTCAGCCAAATCCTCAAGGTCGCCGTTCCAGCTCTCTATGTCCGCAATGAGCTGATACAGCTTCTCATACTCCTCCTGCGGTACAGACGGTATATAATCACCGTCAAGTGCCAAATCATGCCTCAACTGTTCTCCTGTCATTCATCCCTCCACGGAAGTTCCCTCAAATCCTCAAGAGCTCTGTCTATGCTCCTCACAAGGAAGAACATACCCACCATCGCAACAAGCACTCCTGCTCCCACCGCAATCAGTCCCAACATCAGTATCTGTGTCAAAGTCATTCCTCATGCTCCCATAACTTCATCACAATGTCGCCAGTAAAGTCATCAGCAATAACTTCTTTAACATCAAAATTCTTAGTCCCATATTCCTTGTCAGAAACTGCCACCAATAAATCCACGTCCCAATCTGGAAACGTCCTTATCTCCTCAAAAAATTCCCTTACAGTCATATTATAGCACCTCACCAAAATTAAGTCAAGTATTTTTTGTTATTAATCCTCAATCTCACCCAGCTTCATTATCTTCTCATCATAATCCTCCGCCAGAGTCAGCTTCACGCTGAAAGCACTTCTGTGTTCCTTTACTATGATGTTCTTCTGCGCCAGCTCCTTGAATCCCCTTATAACGTTTGAGGGGTCTTTCTGCCCAATCAGATTTCTGCTTATCTCGCTCTGTGCACCCTCGACTGTCTTTTTATCCATAAGAAACTCAATTATCTTCTTCTGCAACTTGGTCAGCCTGTCCCAGCCTCTTATCAGCTTAATCTCTCTTTCTGTAATCATTTGTATCTCCTTTATCTTATATTCTTATAATATTTCAATATCAAATACGTGTCAACAAGTTTTTATGATATAGTATTCTCCGTCAACATATACACCAGCAATTCTATACAGAACAACATCTTCTGTATCAATCAGAATTTCCTTGTCTTTATCAGGACATTCTGAAAGTATCTTCTCCATATCCTGCACTGTCATAACTACCTCTCAGAATTAAGCACTCACAGCTCCCGTATTGCCTCAATAATTTTATCTATTGCAGCATCAACCTGATAGCGCAGATATTTATTAGGATGTACTGTCACATGATAAGGCGACTTAGCATCTTCACAACAATTCCTGCCACCTCCAGTCTTATAGAGAGGACAGTCTAAACATGCACGTGCGTAGTTACACAGGAAACAGTCAGCTACCCAATTGATGCTTATGCCACATTTAAGTTTCATGTTGCAGAATTTTCTCTTGAGAATATCTGAGCTACATCCAGTGCCTAAGTCTATCTGACATACACGTACAAATTCCCACATCTCTATGGCGAGCTGTTTCTCCTCTTCCATAGTGGCTTTTCTGCCGTTTATTGTCACACTCATTCACATACCTCCATATAACTTTTTATCAAATCCCTCTGTGACATCCTGAACTCCGCATAGCAGTCGTCACATAGCTGCAACATTCCGAGCTTGACATACTCATACAGAAAATCTGTTCCGACCTCTGCTTCAGAGATACTGCACCAGTCTCCGTCCTTGATGACTTTTCCACACCTGTCACACAACGTCTGTGTCATTCTTGTACCTCCTCATCTCCATCAGTCCAACCGAGATTCTCGTAAATCTCATTCCACGATTCCAGTATCTCAATCATATCTCACTCCTTATCAAGCAATATCAATATTATAATAACTAACAGAAACGTAATCATATCTCACCTCAATCCACGTAATCCTCAGCAAGCTCAGCAAGCTCAAAGTAAGGATATACCACGCCGTCTTTTCCTTTAATCACCACTCTTACTCTCAATCTCAAAAACTCTGCTGTGCATGTTAATCCTCCTCAGCCATACAATCTTTCCCTTATCTTCTCTCTTGCCTTGTCTGTTGTACTCTCAAACAGAAGTATCTGTTCCAAGCCATACTCTATTCTATCGAAAGTAGCTACATCTTCGCCAGCCAGCTGACAAACTTGGTAAAGTATATACATAAGTCTATCATAGTGCCTCCACCCGTCTTTTGTCGGCTCTCCGTCTTTCTTGAACACTCTTTTCATTCCGTGTCCCTGCACTTCCTTTATAACATCTTCAAGTGTTGTCATTTCAGCCATAGCCTACCCCCTCACATAATCACAATGTGTTCAAGCATATCGTTCAGTTTCTGAATCACATCCTTAATCTTGTAGATATATGTATATCCGTCACAATGACAGCCGAACATATATGTATAACCAGGAACAATCTCGCTCCGCTTGCAATCGAATCCACCCAGATAGTCTTTGTCAGATATTCCGCCCGCACTGTCTATCTCAATATAGGTCAGCAAGTCCTTGACATCTTCCTCTGTCCTCGGTGCAAACTTATACCATGTTACATTGCCTGCATAATCTTCTGTGATACCGTCAAACATCTCAAGCCAGTTCTGTCTTTTCCATTCCTCTGTACCCTTGTCCTCAATATGCTTTCTCTCAAGCAGTCTCAGGATACCTCGGTCAAGAAGTCTCTGGAACAGAACTGTTGACAGTTTCTCCTCATAAGCCTTTACCAATGCCTTTGCTTCTTCCTCAGGATGTAAATCATCAACACGTCTATTAAACTTGCCGTCATTGCTCACGATTCTGTCAACAATCTCTATGGTTTTCTTAATCTCTATCATTTTTTCTTCTCCTGTGTTTTTAATATACCAAATCAAATTTTATTTGTCAATACTTTTTTCAAGATTTTTTGATAAAAACTTAATTGAAAATCTTTATCAGATACTCTATGTAATAATACCATTCTGTCATCTTCCAATCTCCTGTATAAATTCAGCCATGACAACACACTTCCTGCTCTCCAGCCCTCTCCACATACAAGCCACAGTTTCAAGAACACCCACGGCTCTCACCCTCTTCGCCATGCTCTCTCTGCCGAGCCTTGTCTTTGTATAGACAGGAAAGAATGAGCCTTTTGTATCAGCAAGCATTAACTCTGTGTATCTGCCTGCTCCTCTCACCTCGTGAATAAAACCCTCAACCATTACTTCATTCAGCATAAGCACCCCTTATCAATACAATATCAACGCAACACCGTCTTTGACTGCCCTCACCCTCTCGTCTTGGTGTTCAGTCCCTATGCCCATTTCCTTCCAATCGTCATCACCCTCATAAACAAAACTTGAATAGTTTATATAGAGATTGTCCACAAGCTCCGCAGGGTTAAACTCACCACCATCAAGACAACCATCGTCTACATAAGATTCAAGATAGTCATAGAGCAGTTCTCTCTCCGTTCCAGCAATATTCCACTTGTCAAGCTCAGAATATAACATGTCTTTTGCTATATCTTCGTCAATCTGCACTGTAATCATATCTTGCCCCCTTTAATCCCTTGTATCCTCTTTGCTTTTGCTGCGTTCATTGTTCCCTTCATTTTCTCCTCCCCTCTGCGATAATCTCCCCCAATAACTGCCAGTAGAGGCAGTCAAGGTCGTATGTGTCAAACTTCTTCCGCTTGCCGTTATCTTCCACAGTAATCCCGCCCAAGCTAAACAAGGGGTCATACTTCCAACCTAAAATCTTGAACATCTTAACACAAATCTTCCAAGTGGCAAACTCAACACCTATCGGTAACCCTCTCAGCCATTCAGAAGCACAAGACGCTAACGTTCTACCCCTTGCCAGTAAGTAGTCCTGTGTTCGTCTGACTTCCTCTCTGCATTTCTCAAGGGTGTTGTAGTACTCTTCCTCTACCAGTACGGACAGTAAATACTGCCGTAAATTATTTTTTAAAATCTCTTTTTCATGCGTTGTCAACAGCATTTTCTTCCTCTTCCTCTTCGTCACTAATCCCTAATTGTTCCAGCACCCAGTCAGAATCAAACCAGAGTAAGTCATTTATCTGTGTATCTGTAGGAATATCATCAAGGAACATTTCCTCCAGCAACTGCGCCAGCTCTTCCTCTTTTCCATTCCGTTCAATCTTGTCCCATGTGTCCACCGCACCGTTCCATGGCTTGTACTCGCTAAAATCCTGCTTGAAATACATCATACCATTACCCCCTTATGATTTCAATATATCACACCTGATATTTTTGTCAATACCTTTTCAAAAAATTTTTGATAAATCTTTTTAACACTCCAGAAAGTAGATAATATCCATTTCAGATTCAAAATCTGGTAAGCTGCTCTCTAAATCGTCTAAATCCTCTTGCCCTAACTCCATGATAGAACGGTACAGCCTGCCATAAAAGCCCTGTGAAAATCTCAACTTGTTGCATAAATCAATTATCTTCTTTGTATTTTTTCCGTATTTCATATTATTACCCCTTTAATATCTGAGTATCTCAATATCTTTTGCAAGATTATCTATATAAATCTTGATAACCTTTTTTCTGGTGTCTACAACTATCTTGCGGAATCTCCAATTATTGCAGTACAATTCACAGCCCTGCATGGTAAAAGCTAACGGCAAGTCAAAACAGTATGTCAAAGCGTTCAGGCGGTCTCTTGTCAGGTTGCTATCCCATGAATAGAAAACAATTTCATTTTTGCTCTTATCCAATATTGCATAATCCCATAATAGATATGTATACCCGTTATCAGTCTGTTCTATCTTGTCCCGATAGCCTTTCCAGCTGTACCAAGTCGGTACGGCAACGTACCCAGCTCTTGCGTTCTTACCTGCTTCTGCTCTCTGGAGCATTTTCTCAACTAATTCTAATGATTTCATATTTACCCCCTTGTAAATTTTTCCTGTCCTTTCTATGGTTTAAATTTACCATATTTATTATTTTTTGTCAATATTTTTTCTAAAAACTTTTGATATTTTACGCAAAAACAGAAATATAAATTTCTACCCACAAGTCAAGATAGACCGTTTTATTTTCAATATCGGTCTTGCCTGTAAATATATAGCCTACCTGCATTGATTCACCTTTTATATTATCTCTGTAGATATTCTTCTTTTTCCTAACGGCATTTTTAGATATATTTATATAACATTCCTTTCCTACAATTTCCGCATAATGTTCTATTGCCTTTTCAAGTGATTCCGATTCTATGGCAATATCTTTTATTATACTGTTATCTATCCAATATTTATCATTGTAATGTTCTTTTACTGTTGTATAAGTTTTAAAAAAGTATCTCATTTATTACCCCCTTAGATTTTTTATGATTAATTCAATGTTTTTATTGATTCTATCTATTTTGATTTTTTCCGCCTTAATATCCTTTACTAATTTTTCAATCTGTTTTATAATATCCTTTTCCATGTTGCCCCCTTTAGTGTAAACCTTTGATAATCTCTAAACAATTTCCGCTGTCATCAAGAGTATACAATTTCATGATTTTATATCTATCTGTACGCTTTACCCCTTTTTCATTTTTTGCCAACACGTGATTCAAGAGAAAAATGTTTTTTCTTTCCTTTTCATGCCATAATATAATTGTATAACATTCTTTCATATATTACCCCCTTAAAAATGTTTATATTCCTTGTCTATGTAATTTTGAAATTTCAAAACCGCTTTAATGTTCTTATCGGTTTTAATTGCCTTTTCCAATTCCTTTTTATATTTTTCTGTTATCCTCTTGATTCCCTTTTCCCCTTTAAATTTTTCTGCTATATCTTCCTTTATTGATTCAATATAGTCATTAATAACCTCATGAATGACTGATTCATATTGATAGCGTTCCCATGTCCTGTTGTAGTATCTGATTTTACTTTCCCATGTGTACCAGTTATTTATATTCAATACCGCTCTATGCCCCCATGCCCTTGAATTGCTCCATGATTCTGCATAGATTGAAAACACTTTACCCATGATTTTTTTAGATTTAATGATTGACATAATTTTTACCCCTTTATTTTTTAGTTATTGATTCCGATATATAAACACAACAGACCTATTAAAACCAGTAAAAACATTTCTTCCATATCTACCGCCTTACAGGAAAACAAAATCACTTGTCACAGACTCCAGCATGATAGACTCTTGATTTAATTCTTTTTTCAAGTATTCAACCGCCTTTAATACTGTATCTTTCTCAACCCCTACAAGTAAGACAACCTTGCTTTTCTCTATACAGGTATCACCATTATTGTAGATATAGTACCCGTTGCAATCGGTTACAGAATACCCTGTAATATTGTTAATTTTGCAGCATTGATTTAAAACGTTGATAAATGTTGTTTCTTTCACCTTTCCACCGTTCTTCCTGTTCAGACCGATATAAAGCCTGTAATTCATTTTGTACCCCCTTTTTATAAAACTTTATAACTGACAAGACAGCTACAGACTGCCATGCAAATATTATATAAGTTTTCTTCTGTCAATATTTCTACATTGTTATTAATATCTTTTCTTTTATAGTAGCTGTTTTCAAAATACAGAGTATATTTTTTTCCGCTTACGGTTATGAATATCTCTATATTCTTATGATTAAACAGAGCCTTTACAAAACTACCGATATACGCATTGCCCGCCTGATTCATATTTTACCTCCCTTTTTATTATAAAAACAGCTTATAAAAGCCCAGACAATCAAAGCAATAAGTAAGAATGGCAACATATACACCAGAACAACAGCAAATAACAAAAGGTGTAAATCCAATGCCTCTACAACTGTAACTAAATCTAATATCTCTTTCAACTGTTCAAATTCCTGCATTTGGTTAAATCTCCCTTATCTAAGATACTTAAATATTACTACTGTTTTAGAATCTTGTCAAGTAAAATAAAAACAAAAAATGTAAATTTTTAACAAATTATTATCTTTAATTTTTCCGCTTGTCTGGTTGTTATTCACATAAAATAGAAGAAATTCAACATAAATTTATTAAAGCACGCTTTAAAAAAACAGGGGTAAACGGTGTTCCACCGCATAGCCTTGAAGTCCCTATTAATTGCATTTTATACAGTTAAGAACGTTTATTTATACTATGATTCTATATAGTGTTTTTTTGCTGGGAAACTCTTTTCCTTTTTGCAGTTTTTAATTTATCAAACTTGATTTTATTTTACTTGATTAGTACTTCCCAGAAAAGGGAATAAAGACTTGTACTATCTTTATAGCACATCACAGCCTGAAACACAATAGCTTTTAGAAAATATTTTATAGAAATTTTATATTGTGTTTTGTTTCTATATGTAGATACAGTATATTATGTTTTGTTTCTATATGTAGATACATTATCTTTATAATTTGTTTCTATATGTAGATACAGTAATATAGATTGATTATTAGCATGATATTAAATAGTGATTACTATATTATTATATTATAACTGTTATAATATTATGTTATAGTTATTATAACTTTTGGTTATGTTAAAAAATTTGTTTCTATACATAGTAACACAAATTTTCCATTTTTCTATTAGGGGGGGTAAAAAACAGTATATGGATATATAATATAAATAAACGTTCTTTCTCTGATACTTGCCTGATTTTATCGGGCTGCAAGGCTGTATTTTGACTCTGTCTTTTCCCTGTTTTTTTCAAAGTGTACTTTTCAAAAAAATATGGTATTTTTTTACAGTTTGCGTTGGTTTTGTGTTTCTAAAATTTTTGTGTGTTGGTGATACGTTTCTAAAACGGGTTTATTGTGAAAATAGTTGCAATAAACAGGCTTGAGAGTGTCAAGACCCTATATATAGGGTACATTCATACAAAATATACTATGTCAAGACCCTATATATAGGGGTATTTTTAACAACAAATTTATTATGCTTGTTTTAGTAAAAACAGTATTATTTTTTGTCAAGACCATAGATATAAGGCATACAATGTATCTAAAGTATGTCAAGACCATAGATATAGGGTATACAATGTATCTAAAGTATGTCAAGACCATAGATATAAGGCATGTGTCCATGTTCCCCTCGTTTTTTAGTGCAAGGGGAGGCAAAAGGGGCAGGGTCAACCGTCTATCACGCGGGATTTGTCCAATTTTTCAAATCATACCACAGTAATAAAAGCATAACATGTCCAATTTTCAAATCATACCACAGTAACAAGAGCACTTCTTTTCACAACATTTTGTTGACGTCAACAGAGCATCATATTGACTTTTTTATGCTTTTCTTCTATTATATAAGTAACCAGTTCTTCTTCCCCAGGAGCACGTTGACCGGTAAGCTTCTTATTTCTTTGTGGTATTGGCTCCTGGGGTTTCATATCTTGACAAGCCGTACAGAATATATTATAGTGACTGTATGGGCAAGGATGATAAGGAAACAGATGATTTCTCTGCTGTAGTCTCAAGGGTAATCTCGTGCTACAAGAAGGTGCTGAACGCAGGGATGGCGCTTGACGCCTGCCGTGTGCAGGGGAAGCTCCGTGCCATGATACTGGCAGACCCTGTATTCATCAGGGAGACCAAGGCAATCAGGGCAGAGAAGTATTTCGAGGAGCTTGACGAGGTGGAGGAGATACGCCGTAAGGCCAACTCCCTGGACATGGATGACGGGGGCAGGGGTGGCGGACAGTCGGTGAAGGATGCCGTCACTCTCCAGCTGAAAGCGGCTCAGATGAGGCGGGAGCTTTTGTCATTGTCGGCTGAGGCCGGAAAGGATGATGAGTCTGATGCACTGAACTTTTTCTTCTGTCCTGTCTCCAGGGAGGAGATGGAGAAGATGAAGCGGGTGGAGGTGTTCTACGGCTCGGGTGATGACGATGCCGTGCTCGCAAGTCTCGTTGAAGATAAGAAAGAGGATGAGGAGTCCCAGCACAATACCACTCAGGAAGTGCTGGCAGAAGCCGAGGATGAGGTGGAGTTCCTATGAATCATCCTGTGCTTCTTGTGCCACACCAGGAGATATATCTCCAGTCCTGGAAGAATTTCCCTGAGATACGATGGCATATGCTCGTCACCGGGTTCGGCGGTGGAAAGACGAGGGCCAATGTCATCCTCACCCTGATGCTCGTCCGGGAGCTCCAGGGAATGAAGGACCGGGCTGGTGACTATGCGAGAATAATTTGTGCGGGCTACACACTTAGCCACCTTAGCAAGACTTTTATATTATATCTAACAAGTTATTTAAACTCCTCCAAGACAGAGTACAGATATGACACAAAAAACAACATCATGTACATAGGCACAGTGACAATCATGTTTCTTCCTATGGACCAGCCAGACAACCTCTTTGGTGAGGACTGTGTGGCCTGTATACAAGAAGAATCGGACGAGCTCCCCGAGGCCACGCTCATCGAGGCATGCAAGGCACTGTCCGAGCGTACCAGGCAGCAGATTATAGGATTCAGGAGCCCATTCATCTGCCTCGGCACAACGAGCCAGGGTGAGTCCGGGCTCTACCGCCTGTACTGCCAGTTCAAGAAGAAGGGCACAGGGTTCGTGCTCATCCGGGGAAGGACACAGGACAACTTCTACCTGCCGAAGGAGCAGATTATCGACCTCTACAAGATGTACGATGACACAGAGCGCCGCGTGTTCCTCGAGGGCGAGTTCCTGGCTGTCTCCCGCAATCGGGTATTCCCCGGCTTCGACTGGGCACGGAACTATATGGACGATGACTTCGACAAGTATCTGAAGCCTGGCGAGAGGGTGTTCATAGCACAGGACTTCAACACAGGATTCTCCAGGGCGACAGCATGGGTCGTGAGAGACGGTCTGATGCACTGCTTCTTCAGGTGGAGCTTCCCCGATGTGGCTGACGCTCCCGATGTCTTCCGCTATCACTGCCCTGCCCAGGACCTCTTCTGGATTCCTGACGTCACCACCAAGGACTCATATCCTCAGTACGCCCGGGCGCTCAGGAAGAACAATATCCATATAATCCACCGCTCCAAGAACCCTATCGTGGAGGACACGGCATTTCTCGTGTCTGTGCTGTGCAAGAACGGCAGGATACTGTTTCACAAGATGGCGCGTGACGCAGCTGACGCAGTGGCCAGGGCTGTCCGTGACAAGGACGGGAAGATAGGCAAAGGAAAGGCACCGTCCGACTGGCAGCATGACGGAGACACCGTGCGCTATGCCTGCTCATACATGGCTCTTGTCCTCCCTGACTTCCGTGATATACGCCAGAGTCTTATAACTCATATCGCTTCCCTCAGAAGAGAGGTGGAGAAGGATGAGCCCGCACCGGTGAGGAAGCTCGCAGCGGGCTACACACAGATTGACCCTGCGGCTTTCTTCAAGAGATGACTTGACATATTTTCTTATATGTAGTACATTGATTATGACACATTCAATGTCCCCCTATATTATGTTGCCCCAATACCTACGGAAGGAGTCTCGTCCTTCCTCAAAGAGGTTCCTTGGGGCCTTATTTTTCTATTGACAAATCTTTTCTTTTATTCTATTCTTTACTCAATCCACTATACGACCTGAGCCACAGGTCCAAACACCATTTTTTTCTTGCCTTTGGGGAGGTCAAAAGCCTCCCCTTGTTTATATACCTATTGACAAAAGCTTTCTTTAAGTCTATTATTATGGTATGGCTATCAATAGTATCTGGAACACTATCAACAGGGCAGATGTCTCCATACGGCGCGAAGATAACCGCACCATAGTCCAGAGCAGGCATTTCAAGCCTCTGCCGGTGAAGATATGTGACGCCATCAACACCCGCATAGAGAATGAGATGAAGACGGACATGCTGAGAAGGCTCGGTGATGATGCCAAGCTCATCTCGGCCTCTGAGCTCAGGAAGCAGGTCCGGGACAGGATGACTCCTGTGATATTCAATGATGTCAGGGACCCGAGGGGACTGGTCTCCAGGGTGCAGGATATGTTCCCGGGGATGGGGCTCGCAAGGTCTATGTATGGGAACGGCTGGTACAATGCCCAGGGCTACACAGCCAATGCTGTGACCGGGAACGGGCAGCCGGGTGTTGACCCTGCCAGGGCGAATTACACTGTGCCGAATCTGTGGATTTCACCATATGAGGCATGCTCGATATACTCACAGGGAGGTCTCCCTGCTCTTATAATAAGGAAGAAATCACAGTCTGTGCTCCTGAACGGAGTCAAGATAAAGAATCCGTACCTCACGGCTGATGAGCTGGACATCGTGCGCAACGATGCCGTGCGGCTCTCGCTCATAAATGAAATTGCACGGGGAATGAACTGGTCGCTGGTGTACGGCGGTTCGCTCGTATTCCCTATGTTCAAGAAGGACTCGCCTCTGTCGATGTCCCTTCCGGTGCCTCAGCTCCTGAAGCTGGGAATCATCAAGAAGGGCTGCATAGAGCGCTTTGTCACTCTGGACAGATGGAGCACAATCCATATCCCGCAGTGGAACCCGACAGCAGCAGACTTCCTGAACCCCGACAAGTTCTTCGTGACATTCCTGGGCTGTGACGTGGATACCACACGCTGTGCCAGGATAGTGACACTGCCGCAGGCAGGTTACCTCGGCACTCTGATGAACCTCGGCTGGGGAACATCAGACCTGTGCAGCTGGTATGAGAGTGTGCTGCAGTATATGTCAGTGATGAACTCCATACCTACAATGATTAACCAGATGTCAATCCTGGCACGGACAATCAACGTTGACGGCATACTGGCCACAGAGGGTGAGCTTATTCTTGATGAGGTCGCAAAGCATGACACAATCCGTGTCCGTGAGTCCTCCAATGTCAACGACCCGATAAACCTGGACGTCATAGGAGACCTGCAGGCAATCAAGAGGGACTTCAACGAGGTTCCGGCACTTGTGCGCCTCATAAGACAGGACTTCTGCGCGAGGGCAGGAATCCCCGAGGAGATGATTCTGTCATCTGAGAAGGGAGCTTTCGCAAGAGGAAACGACACCAAGGGTACAGAGGACAGGCAGTGGGAGGCCATCAAATATACACACAGGGAAGTTGCGGAGCAGCTCAAGAACATAATGATGCTGGTCATCATAGATGCTCTTGGTACAGACGAGCATGTGCTCAGGGCGCTTCCATATACGACCATAGAGTTCGATAATCCTGCTCTCACAGGAGCACAGGAGCGCGGTGAGTTCTTCAAGAACATCACAGCTGGTTACTTCAACGAGGTATCCGGCCTCATGCCTCCCGACAGTGCACTCGAGCTTGCGGCTGCAGTCGGTGACTCCGACCTGCCTATAAGCTCAGATGTTGTGGCACAGCTCAAGGAGAAGCAGAAGAAGCTCGATGAGCAGGCTGACGAGAAGCACAACCTCGAGATGGAGCTTCTGCGGGCACAGATTGAGAGCGCCAAGGCTTCGGCCAAGGCTGCAGCATCCAATCCCGTGAGCGGAGCTTCACAGCGCAAGCCGAAGGAAGAAGGCTCCGGGAACAGCCACAATTATGACAACAGACTCGAGCGCAAGCAGCACAATGTCGTGAGCCCGGGCAAGACAGAAGTCAAACGCCTTGACAGATAGGAGGCATTTGTTATGATAGAAGAAGTAGGACAGCGTGAGGACAATAAATCTTATATAGCTGTCAAGAAATGCAGGATGCTCAGAAGTGGTGTCCAGTATTACCTCAAGGAGGAGGTGCCCCAGTCTCTGCTGGAGGAGCTCCCACCCGAGGCACAGAACAAGAAGTTCTACAGCGTTTTCAGGAAGCCGGAGGCTATCATCAAGCACCTCTCCGACTTCAACTACATTGCTTTCGTGAATGAGCACCCTGATGTGGATGTCACACCGGACAACATCAAGATGCTGGGAATCGGAAGAGTCGGCGGGAACGCAGCTCTCGAGGTTCTTCCCGACAACAATGTGTATGTCACCAATGACCTGATTTTTGATGACAGGAACGCGTATGAGGATTATAAGAAGGGCAAGGTTGAGCTGTCCATAGGGCTTGATGCTTTATGGAGGAAGTCTGACAACCCTGATTATGACTTCGAGGTATATGATTTCACAGGCGTGAATCACCTCGCCTTGGTCCCCCGGGGAAGGGCCGGAGGCAGTGCGAGGGTGATTGACGGTGTTAAATACAGTGAAGAAGGAGCAAAAATTATGAGCCTTGTAGAAAAGATTTCAGCTCTGCCCAAAGATGAGGCACGTCTGTCCGTAAAAGTTGCGGATGCGATGAAAATTGTTGCCGAGGGCAAGGAAAGTCCTTTCAAGTGCGAGGATGAACTCAGCACTCTGGCGTCATGTGAGTCCTACGGTACCCTCACAGGTATCATCAAGGACTGTCTGGACGGTGCTAAGGAGCTTGTGGAGGCTCCAGAAGACACCCGTAAGGCAGTTTATGACACCATCGACACCCTCCATGCGCAGTGTCTCATGCAGTTAGACGGCTGCTCAGAGAAAAAAGAGGAGAAGGACGAGGAAAAGGACGCAGAAAAGGAAGAGAAAGACGAGAAAAAAGACGGAAAAGATGAGGAAAAGAACGAAAAAGACTACAAAGACGAGAAAAAAGAAGAGAAAGACGAGGAAAAGGACGAAAAAGACTGTAAAGACGAGAAAAAAGAAGACAAAAAGGACGCTGAGAAGGAGGAAAAAGACACAACAGCACAGACTGCGGAGCTCAAGGCAGCTGTGATGGACAGTTTGAAAGACGAACTTGCCGATATGGTCAGAAAAGCTGTCTCTGATGCTCTCGGAACCGACTTCAAGGCTGAGGAATCAAACAAATCTGGCAGACAGAACGACTCTGCTGCCGTAGAAACATACGCCAAAACCGAGCTTGTCCTTGACGCTTGGGGAAGGCACTAAAGGAGGAGTGTAATGTATACTACACCTGATGCTGTCCTGAGTCCAAAAGGGCAGAGAGTTTTTAAAGGCGTTGACAAGTCCAACGGCGTCATGCTGATGGGCGACAGCGTACCACATATTGAGACATCATGCTCTGAGATTGTGGTAGGTGCTGGTCTTACAACCGCAGGTCTCGGTTATGTGCCATTCGGAAATGCTGTATGGTATGATGATTCCGGTGTTCCGGCAAGAGATTATGCCACAGTTTTCGGTGCAAGACCAATCAACGGACACCTGGCTGGTATTGTTAAGTACGAGCAGGGTGTCGCAACAGGATTCCCAATGCAGCTTAAAGCAAGCTACGGCGGAATCAAGCAGTTCGGAATCGCTCCATGGATGAAAATCACAATCATCAAGAAGGGATTTGTGTTCTTCAAGGAGTTCTTTGCGAGCGTTGAAGCAGCAAACGGAACATCCTCAGCACTGATGCCATTCGCTAATGTGAAGAGAGAGATGTGCATGTTCGCTTCCAACACCACAGGATTCCCAGTTCTGGCAGCTCCGACAAGCATCTCCAACGGAGTTCCTGTCCTGAGCGGTGCGACATTCATTGGAACAATCGAGCAGATTGAGCCTGAGAATGAGGCAGTCCTTATCAACATTGGATTCCAGGGTGCAGGAGACCTTCCAGTAATTCTCTCAGGAGCCGTGGCAACACCTACATTCACCCCTGTAGCTGGTGAAGTTACATCTGGTGCTACAGTAGCTATTGCAACAACTACAACCGGTGCAACCATCTGGTACACCACAGACGGTTCTGACCCAAGAAGCTCTGAGACACGGGCAGTCTATACTGCAGCTATCCCTGTGACAGCAGCCGTGACAATCAAGGCTTTCGCAGAGAAAGAAGGCTCAGCAGACAGTGCAGTTGCTGAAGCAGCATACACCATTGGCTGAGAGGAGGAGTAAGCTATGTCAGTAATCAAGACATCAAATGAGTTCAAAGACTTCGGTGCAAAGGCCGAGGATTTCCTCACAAGCACATACCCAGGAAGACTGGATAAGGCTGTGAGAAGCATCCACATCGGATGCAACAAGGATACAGGCGCTGGCCTGGATGCAGGCTACCGTGTGACCGGAGCAGCAAGAAACGCTTCTCCTGACTACATGGAGCTTCCTGAGAAGATGCTGTCTGACAGCATGATTGCAAATGCAGACGCAAGACTCTCTTCACAGAGATTCGAGAACAAGATTTCTGACTCTGTTCAGAGCTATGTCTCAGAAGCTATCACAAAGCAGATGGACAAGGGCTCTGACTTCGCAGAGGCTAAGAAGAAAGTCTATGACAGCATCCCTGTAATCGGATATAAGGATAAGGAGACCGGAAATTTCGTTGCAATGCCTGTAATCAAGGGCGTGAATGATGCAGACATCCAGGGACTCAATGTACCATACTGGAACGTATCCTATCTGAACAAAATCTATAAGCAGCCGATGCTCCAGGGTTACGCTAAGCACCTGGTTTCTGAAATCGGTGTGCCTAACGTATGGGCAGATGCTGTTTCTGTATGGACAGAATCTTTCGAGGGTATGGCAAGAATCGCCAATGTTGCCAAGACCACCGGTCAGCACAACATCAACGAGGCTACCAAGGTAAGAACCCACCAGATTATGTCAAACTTCGTGAACCTCGTGGCTGACTTCGAGGCTTCCGCAGCTGACGGAATCTACGGTGGACTTTCTGGCAACCCTCTCACAACCGCAGCTATCGGTGACAACGAGAGATACACAAGATTCATGCTTGAGCAGCTCCACAACTCACTGATTTACTTCGGTAACCCGGCAGGCGGCTTCGATGGACTCGCACAGATTGCTCCAGAGGAAATCTGGAACAAGGCTCCATTCGAGTACATCTACAACGACTCAACTAATCAGACCAAAGGTGCTGATATGCTCGAGCAGCTGAACACCCTTATCGGTGACAAGCTCGAGGAGCTCAACTTCCTGCCTACAAAGGTAAGAATCTGTTGCTCACCTACAATGTACAAGTGTCTCAAATGGTCACTGACAAGTAAGGTCTACAACCCGAACTCCCCACTGAAGTTCATCGGTGAGGCATTCTTAGGCGGACAGAAGTTCATGTCAACAACTCCTGTTCAGTCCATGGACACAATCCAGAGAATCTATGAGTTCTGCTCTGACCCGATGCTGGCAGCAACAGACGCATCCAAGGGCATCTATAACCCATACAACACAGAGGATACAGACCTCATGTTCATCACATTCCCTGAGTTCCAGTCAGACCTTACTGACAGCGGCCTCACTGATGTGGTAATGGCACCTGTAGCCATCTCCAACATGGTTCTTCCATACTTCTATGGAGCTTCCAGAGATGGACTTGGCCGCACAATGCTTAAGCGTGTAGGTTCAATCATTGCTCCAATCGAGGGAGCTGTGACAGTTATCCGCGGTATCGGTAAGAACCCTAATTACAGCTGATTTTAAAGGAGAGAGCTATGGTGTATGTACAGAACAAGTACACATCTGATATTAAGCTCAACTTGACTGACGGAGGTAAGACTACCTCCGTCATTTTCAAGCGGTATCAGGTGGACAGACTGACCGGGCAGGTCGTAGAGAGCGGTTACACACAGGTGGAGGATGAGCTTGAGGCAAGACTTCAGGAGTCCAAGGCATTCAAGAATCTTGTCACAACAGGTAAACTTATCCTGTGCAAGGAGGTTCCTCTCACAGTGAACACACTTGAGAGATGTATGCAGCTCCAGAGTGAGAACGCATCGCTGAAGCAGCAGATAAAGCAGCTCCAGCTTGAGATTGCAGAGCTCAAGAAGGTGAAGGCAGAGGCTCCTGAAGAAGCAGATGCTGAGGAACCTGCAGTAAGGAAGAAAGGTAGAAAATAAGTCAGGAGGGCCAGATGTCATACAGCTTCATCAATGGACTGCCAGCAAGAATAACGGCAGATGATTTCAGAAGATATTTTCTCCCATCATTTCCGAGACTGGGTTCGACAGAATACAATGACTATCTGGCCAATGCCATAGAGACTGTGTATACACTGTTCTACGGTGTGCAGACTCTCTGGAACCTGCACGACAAGCAGGTATGGTTTGACAAGACACAGCTGTGCTTCCTGAACCTGCTTGCCTGGTATATCGCAGACACCAATCCTACCTTCTGTACAGGCACCACCACAATGGGAGGTGTCAAGCTCAGGAGGAAGAGGATAGGTGATATTGATATATCCTTTGATAATGCCAGCAGTGACGGTAACGGAGTAAGCTTCCAGAACTTGCTGGGAGGACTGCTCTCCAATCCGTTTGGCAAGGTGGCTTATATAATGATTGAGAGTTGTGCCAAGAGAGCCATGCTGCGGTAGGAGGTGACATGTATTTTACAGTTACAAGAGACATTAAGATTGGAGGCAAGGTGTATAAGCCCTGCGTATCCTATCCCCTGAGACCCGAGCTCACAGCCACAGTCAACAGTCTGGTGCTGCAGGGAAGGGCTGTCATCAGAAATGAGGAGCTCAGGTTTGCCAATGGTGCACCTGTATATCCTAAAGTGAAGAAGGAACCTGAGAAGGTTGATGTGAAAAGAATCACAAAAAAGAAAGGAAGATAATGTCCGGTGTTTACGGTGATATGCTCGCCTACTTTCCAGAGCTTTTCGAGAAGGCTACTGTCTTCTCCATGGACCCCAAGACTGTCGCAGGCTATGAGGACAGACCTGAAGGAACTGACGTGTACGGTGTCTTTGAGTTCAGGACAAAGAATAATCTCAACTCTGAGAACATGACCCTTGTGCAGACACATACCGCTGAGTTCTGGACAGAGGCACTCATCGAGGAGGGAATGTTCCTTGTGAGGGAACTTGATGGGCTGCTGTACAGGATAACCAGGGACAATAATTGGGATTTCTCAGGACGTTTCCATAAATATCTTGTGGACACTGTGGCAGCCAACACAGACGAGCAGACAAAGGATGAGGATGTGGACTTGGTCGGAGGATACCTCTGATGGCTGTGTCTGAGTTCATCTTCAGGAGCTTCAAGACCATAGCACCTGCGTTCATCAGAAGCAGCAATGTGTCTCATGTGGACAGGGAGCTGACAGATTTTGAGCCTTTTGTTGAGAACGCTGCTGGAGATAAGATACATCTTCCATCGCAGAGAGCATCAAAGAAATTCAAGGTTCAGAGCGGTGGCAGGGTATATTCTGTTTCTTTGTTCTATCATTTTCCAGAAGACATCCGCAGAAACGCTGTCACATATAACTGGTTCCGAGCCGGGGCAACCCGTGAGGGCACATATGGTGCCGACAACATGACCTTCAGACGGTTATATGAGATTCTTTGCCAGAGATACAACAACGGCAGGTATTTCATTGATGACTATTTCAATGATTCCCCGTGGTATCTTGATGACAATTATACAGTCAGGGAGCAGGTCTCAGACGTTCTTGACCGTGTTCAGGAGAGACTCTCGGAGTATGAGGACACTGCAGGAAGATGGCTTCCCCGCAACGTGAGCGGAGCCCCTGATATGCGCTACAGCGTGAGCAGGAAGTACTCAGCAGGTCTGAGGAATCTTGAGTCCCAGGCTATCAAGGAGGGGCTCCAGGATTTGTCCCACAGGATAAAAGAGGATATTGTGCAGCGTCTTATGCTTGGGGAGATTCCCCTTTCCAATCCAGAGCTTTCTGAGAGCACAAGGTATCAGAAGGAGGCGGCAGGGTTTGCTTTTCCTGAGTCCAAGTTCTATGCCACAGGACAGCTCATAAACAGTATCTCTATTGATTTTTATGTGTGGAGGGATGTATGACACTACATGGGGTTACATTTGACAATGTTTGGATGATACTTGCCTATATGTTCTACGGAGAGAATGTTGTGACTGATAAGGCATTGTGGAACAAGGCGAAAAAATATATAATACCTATGAAGAGCAACTTCTTCAATCCGATTCAGGCTGACAGCAAGGATACATATATCCAGTTCTTCATCGAGTCGGACAGGAGAATCATTCAAGACGGGTATGATGGCAATACTGAGGCTCTGCTCAATAAGGTTGCCACAGTCCTTCTCCGGTTTTCCGGGGCACAGGCAGAGCTGTGGGCCAAGTCCATGCACCATCTGAGGAAGAGGACGGAAGTGGCACAGATTCTGTGGGAAGTTGCTAATGCAAGGCTTATGGAGGATGTCGGAGAGATACGTCCTGCGGTTACCGAGTTCTTCGGCAAGAACGCCGCAATCGTATTCGATGTCCGCATGAAGCTGCATTATAAAGAAACTATTGACCTGGACTGGAAGGTGTTGCAGCAAGTCAGCATCGGCCCGGGTACGGTCAAGACAAATTAAGGAGGAATCATGCAGTATTCGTATGAAAACTCTGTGGCACAGAGGTGGATGCAGTTCCGCTCCACTATCCAGGCTACAGAAGATGTCTCAACCGAGATTTTCAATGCTGTGTCGGTTTATATCCCTTCCAACCTGGGTGCAGCCAATATCGCTGGTTATGCTGATATGACACTGCCTACTGTGAGCACACCACTGGTGCTCACAGTGACCGTGGACAACTACCAGTCCGTTATGGCTGAGAACAGTGCCCTGCTTAAGCAGTGGGGTCCTGTGTTCCTTGACGGAAGCAATTTCGACCTGACACTCTATCTCATCGTGTTCCTTGAGCCAGGCACAGGGAACGTGGTGACACTTGGGCCAGACAGCAGCACTTACAAGAGCACAATCATGCTGCCTTCTCTGTCCAATGCTTTCGAGAAGCTTTATCACATCTCTTACTTCAAGACGATGTTCGCAGAGGAGTATGGACAGACAATCGCAGCAGCAGACACCAACCCTTCCATCGGTGCCTACTGGGATGAGGCTCTCTGTCTTGCGCAGCTGTGCGAGAACAGGCCTGAGCTCTCATTCGGTGTGTTCTATGCTACTTCCTGGCTTCCTATGGCAGTCCTTGACTCCACACAGGGTGCTGTCTACTTCACGAGTGAGGAAGATGTATACACATGGTATCTGAACACAACAAGCCTGTTCACAGGAATTTATGTGAATAAGACAACCAAAGCTACAGACACAGTTCCGAGTGCTTCTGACGTGCTTGAGGAGGGAGGACTCGCATCCGTTCTCTCCTGGAATGGTACATCTTCAGCAGCAGTTGCGAGAGCAGCAATGTTCGCATACTGTCTCGGTATCGTGGCTCCTACAAAGAGCTGGCTGGTTGTCCATGCCGCCAACGAAGCTTACTCAGACATCCCTAATATGGTTGTCAGAATCTTCGCCTCCTGGTTCGCAGAGGGCAGAAACCCGTCAGGACAGTTTGTAGGAAACAAGTTCGAGAAGGCACGGCTTACAGGTTCCGGCATCAGACCTACAGGAGAGGCTTCCTGGCTTAACTCTGAGGCCAACACCAACCTCAGCCTCGACCAGATGACAAGGCTTGAGGAGTATGGTGCCACATATTTCATGTCAATCTGTGACAGATACATGAACGACTGTATTGCAGATGATGCGACAAACAGCGAGGGAAATCCTGTCACCGCGTATATGATTGAGAAGTGGATTGACTACACTACATCACAGCAGCTCGCAAATCTTGTGACTGACCGTGACACAGTGACACATCCTTATCTCAAGAATGAGGAGACCTATCAGAAGGTTCAGGACATTCTGCTGGAGAACATCCAGAAGCATGCCCGGTCAGGACGGCTGAAGGACATTCAGCTGAACTTCCCGTCTTATACTGAGCTTACACCGAGTGATACAGACATCATCGTAGGACAGGGTGCATGGGAAGCGACTTATGTATATCCGCTGAGAAAGGTCGTTGTCGGCGGCACAATCAATGTGTAAGGAGTAGTCTATGGCATATATGAACAACCGTGCGGGCAAGCAGACCCGTGCGACATTCCAGGTGGCTGGCGGCTGCATAGTCAAGTTCCGTCATCCATATCTCGCTGGAGCCATTGACAGCGGTTTCGGAGGCATTGATGAGATTGATGTCTCTGCATCCCTGAAGCTCAGCGATACATTCTTCAACGCAGTGCCGAACCAGAGGTCTGCATATCAGCAGGTTCTGATTGACGGCTCTGTGGTGACCATCACCAACCATCTCTCCAACGGTACAATCACACTTCCAGTCATCCCGACTACAGGTCTGGTTGCGACAGGTGACTTCATCGCAGCTCTCCAGCTCGTGAAATCCTGCAAGGATGGTGTGGGCGGTACACTGACTCTCTCTGAGTTTATTGGAGGAAGAGTCATCACCACATTCTTCTACGGTGTGGCAGTCGCATTCGTACCGGACAAGATTAAGATGGGTCTTGACGTTCCTACTTACAATGTGGAGCTCCTGTATGCAGGATGGCTGCAGGCGGCATCAACATCCATTGAGGAGAACCTGCGCAAGATTTGGGCAGTCGGTTCATCCAACGGTGTATCCGGTTACTACAAGCCTTATGAGGTCAACGCAGAGGCATCCACAGGTTCTGACCCTGTGAGCGCCACAAATCTGCTTGGACAGGGTGACATCACTGATGATACATCTCTCGAGGGCAATGCGAACACTTCTGAGGAAGTTGCAGCAGCAACAGATAGCACATACGCTTACGCTTCCGGTTCTGAGATAGGACCGACAGGTGGCGGCGGTGAAAGCGGTCAGGGTGGCTGATATTAAAGGGGGCCGGTGAGCCCCCTTGTTATATAAGGTGAGAGAATGGAAGAAAATAAAAATAAGGCTGTGTTCCTTGATGCAAGTGTGCTGAAAGGACGGGAGAGAGATGATTCTGCCAAGGTCATCTTGAAGATGAGTGCCATGAAATTCGAGTTTCCTGCAGGAATCAATCAGGACATTCCTTTCATTGAGGAGCTCCGTGCACTCAATAATATAGATGATGATGACTTCATGTATGACATCACCATGCAGATGCTTGTAGGCAAGCGTGTTCTCATACAGTGCAGAAATACAAAAGGTGCTTATGTGACAGTCTGTGACTTTGTTGTGACTGACAGATATATGAATCTGCGAGGAGTTCCTTATCTTGACAAGTATCCTATAGTGTTCCTATGGCTTGTTGATTTCATGAGGAATTATCTGCTAAAAAAATATCCGCCTCTATCTTAGAATTGCAGCCCGACAAGGGTAGAGGGGACCATCAGCGGAGGGCCTATGAAATCGTTGATGAGAAAGAAGAGCACAAGCCGGACAAACAATTAAGAGAAATCGTACAGAAAGCCTTTGACAATGACTATATTTACCTGTATTATGAATATATGGACACGTTCAAATGCAGACCTGGTTGCTTCAGGGATTTGAAGGAACTTGAGAAGTATATGGCGGCTAAGCGCAACATCAGTGCACTGTTGAAATCCCGGGAGGGTAGGTAGATATGAATCCGGTAGCTATAGATTTATTATTGAACGCTACTTTTGCTAAAGATATACACAAAAAAGACAGAACTGTAACTTCTCAGATGAACAAGATTTTGAAGTTCATGCAGGAGTCTATGGGTGCTGGTAACAAGGTCACACCTTTCGGTATTATCCCTGGAGTCGGACCTGACGGTGAGGAAGTCGTAAAGGGTTTCAGATTTCTTACAGGCAACGCACAGAGTGCACAGAAGGCCGTAAGTGAAGTTAATGAGTACCTCAACAGGATATCCACAGGGCTGTATGAGAATGACAACGGAATTTGGGGAACAGCACAGCTGAATGAGAGTGCCAAGCTGTTTGAGACAGGTTCTGCACACGTCTTGAGTGCGGACATAAAAAGTTTTCTGAAACAGCTCAGTGGGTTGGGTGGTTCTGTCATCAGCACAAACGATGTCATCGGCGGTCAGACCATCAGATACCAGGTGCCTACAAGCAGGGCCTGGGGAAGTGAGGCACCTGCAAATGCTCTGATGGGTGGAGCTGCTGCTGGATATGAGAGCGGCTACAAAGAATTTCTGAGGGCACGTAAAAATCAGCGGGCAAGGGAGCTGTATGCTCAGAGGAAGCTCGAGAAGGAGCACAACGAGGCTTTCTGGGCTGATTACGGCAGCGTGGAGCTTGCGGACTGGAGAGGATATGCTGCAGAGGCTGAGAGAGCACGGAAGCTTGAGCAGAGACAGGCTCAGGAGAAAAGAGCTGCCATAGCCTACGGGTCAGAACTGCGTGGGCGAGGTCTTGAGGAAGCTGATTTCTCAGCTATAGGCAGCGAGGGCAGCTACAGCTGGCTAACAGAAGAAGATGCTACTGAAGAGGCAGCCAAGAAAAGAAATACAGGATATGTTCCTGCAGCTGCTTTAGCTTCACAGGACGAAAGACGTAGACAGCTTGGGATTGTCACCGATGAAAATACTTCGGATATTGCTGATAAGCAGGATAAAAAAGCATTCTTTACTAAATCACTCGCAGCACTTACGAGTATACTTGCTACAGTTAGTAAGATAGCGACTACGTTGTGGAAGCTTGCTGAGCACTCTATACAGACGCGTTACGAATCCATGTCTTATGGAGTCAATCCTAATGTTCTTGTCTCTTTTCAGAATGCTCTTGAGAATGTGAGTATCAATAGAAATGAGGCAAACAAGGCTGTCGGTGCTGTTGTAGGTGGATTAGTCAACAGATTCAATCTGGATGAAGGACTGATTCAAAGGCTCGCTCCTGTCATGGGAGAGGACCTTGCAGGCACAGTGAAGCAGATGCTTTCTAAAGAGCATGACCCTATCGGGGCTTTAAGTCTCATTATGGAGAATGCACGCAGAAGGGTAGAAAACCCTGGTAGTATCTGGGACGTACAGAGCATGTCAGACCAGCTTGGTGTGTTCGGTCCTTCTTTTCTTGGATATATGAACTGGGTCTCTCGGCAGGAGAAACCTGCAGGTAAGAGCTTTTACGATTTTATCGGTACAGACCCTGCAAAGTATCTTGATATTTCTGCTGATGCTGCTTCTAATTATAAGGAATTGTTCGGGCGTGCTAAACATTACCTGCAGAATGTAGGCCGTGGTTATCTGGGTGGAGGAGCAAGACAAAGGAGCGCTGCTGTGATTTACGAGAGTCTCGGTATAGACCCTTCTAAGATGTCTTTGGAGGACCTTATTGAAGCCCTGAAAATGGAGAGCAGTCCTGACATAAACTCGTACTATCGAAAGTTTGGTACAGGCAGAAGTCCTAATGGAACACCATATTACAGGCAGGAGATGCTGAAAGATTTGGAGGTTCTTGAGAGGGCTCTTGAGCGGTTGCAGAGCTCAGACGGCTTCAGTCTGCTCACTCCTTCAGGAAGTTCGACAGGTCCGCTTATAGAAAGCACAGCTTATGGATTCGGTGGAACAGGCGCAGCTTCTGGCGGTATTATTTATAACGAGACAGATAACAGTGTGCACACATCTCCAGCAGCCGGTGGTGGCAGCATGGACATCAGCCTCAACATCCGTGGTGGAGGTAAGGACATGGGGACATATCCGCTGGAGATAAACGCAAACAATATGATAACAATAGACTACTGGAGTTGACAAGATGCCTGAGATAATGTCTTTATCCAATATAACAGCTCTCAAGTTTGCAGAGAGTCCTATGAGGATTCTGAAAGGGCTTACCTTCATGTATAACGCAAACTGGTCAGCAGACGGCAGCAATTCTCTTCCTTTTGCTTTTTATCATGTGACAAAGCAGGAGGAGGTTGTCAGGAATGAGGTCTCACAGAAGAGAGTGATACTGCATAAATTCGGGTTTGATGCAAGTCCTACAGGAGTGATGAGTGTAATATCTGACAACATAGTTCCACAGCCGAAAGTGTGGAGATTGTCCGTGCTTGTGCCTATGAAGGCTCTTCTGCCTTTTGTGGATGAGATGCTCTCGAGAGCTGAGGCAGGTCTTGCTTTCACTTCCACATATCTTAAAGGCAAAGGATTCTCCAATATATCCACAGCAACTGATATTGCGGCAAGCGGTGTTGCTGTCATCAGGCTTCTCACCAAACTGTTCGATTTCGGGCAGGCTGCTGCAACCTGGGCTACCAGTGCATTCGGCATGGAGAATATAGCGGACTATAACAAGATTTCTCTTGAGAAGATGGCTCATGACCGTTCAATCATCTGTATGAAGGATTGGAGCGGCTGGACATACAAATATGGTGTCATCACGAATGTGAGTCTTTCCAAGGAACCTCTTGATGAGGATTATTACAAAGGAACAATAGAGTTCCAGGAGATGCCTGTGCTTCTGTCGACACCGTCTGAGTTGCCGAATACAGTTAAGACTCCATCTGCGACACAGACGATATTCAGGCTTATAAGACCTGCTGTTGAGGGGGTACTTTTGAAATGAGTCAGATTGTTCAGATTACAGCAGACAAAGACGCGTTCATCAATGATGTGTGCATGACACAGGTTACATCTTCAAGATATGTGCGTCTGTACAGTATTGATGAGGATTTCAGGACAATAAATGGAACTGTCCCGGTTAAAAGGATAATCTGTGAGCTCCTTGATATAGAGCCTGACACAGGTGTGGTGACAGGATATTCACTGCCTTGTGTAATAGGAATCAGGAATGAGGTGTTCGGTATAACAACAGAGACACCTTCTTTGGAGGGACAGGTCCTTACCCTCGACAACATAGATATGTGCACTCTGGAGTATTACGACAATGAGTGAGGTGATAACCATAGACAACAGGCTTCTGTATGAAGCTACCACAGGAAAGGCACAGAATGTGTACAGACCTGACATAATGCTCGACAGGGTTATAAATATCAAGATAAACTACGACTATTTTGATACTGTGTCAGGACTTAATTATCCTATGCAATCAATCGTGATACGGAGCGATTATGAAGCTCAGGGAGGTCCTCTGTTCTTTTCTGCCAATAGACAGCAGGCAAAGATTATAAACAGGATAGCTGAGACAGACAAGATGCCTGTCTTTGAGAAGGTGCGCATAAAGCCTGACATAAGACTGAAATACCGGGGTTATGGCAGCACAGGAGTCAAGTTTGATGTGACTGTGGGCAATTTCTTTGCTCTGGTGCAGGATTTTGCTTTGGAGCTGAACTCAACTTCCCAAGGCATCAAGATTCAGAGCATCGAGGTTCTTTTCGGATATATGTCACAGTTCCCTGATTTGACATTGCTGAAGGGTACTTTAGGCAGGGATGTTTATTATGACTTCACGAATACTGTGTACAGCTACGCCTCATATATAAAGGGTGATGTGCTCTACTGGTACAGAAGTGCTGCTCCGCCGGATGGAGAGTACACATTCAGCTGTGCTGTGGCTTCCATCAAGATGCCTGCTGAGCAGAAGATGGGAAATATTGTCAGGACAGGGATTTATCCAGAATCAACCTATGAAGCCATGTTCTTAAGTTATAAATATTTCGTGGAGAGCAGTGGATTCACATTAAGGTCTGTCCTGGAGTGGTATATCACAAGGCATTATGTGAGAAATGCTGAGGACGCACAGATACGGTATCTTTATGCCGACACAATGGAGCTGATGCCTTTAAATTCTTACAGATATGGGGTGCAGGTATTCATAATGTCCCCTAAGATTTTTAATGCTTTCTCTAAGGATTTCGCACAGACGCTGCTTCCTCTGGCCCCTACAGCTGTAGGAATGCTCAACACTATTAAGTCGGTGCTGTATCCATCTCTTGACTACAGGTTTGGGCTTGATGGCAACATCTATATCTATGATACAAGAGAACATTGGGGGGACCCGGTGTTCTTGAAAGAATACAATGTATTCAAGCCTACTTTAGACAGATATAATGAGACAATACGCAACAGAAGTAAGACTGCTCTTGCAGCCATTGCAAGAAGTGATGTAAGACCTCTCGAGAACAGAAAGCTTATTCCTTTGAGTGTTCCTGCAGTCTATGACCTGCAGTATGGTCCTATCACTGTCATGGTTACACCTTTCTTCGGTCTTGTAGATATGGGGCAGCAGCTCAGCTTCAATGCCGCTTATCCTGTGGCAGTCAATCAGCTGGCGTCCATAAACACTCAAGTTCCTGTCGGAGAAGTTACTTACACAGTATTATACTATGATATTGACTTCAGCACAGTTTCAGAGTATAATACAATGAGTATATATTGTGTGGCTGGAGCACTCATAACATAAGGAGCAGAAGTGGAAGCGTCTTCATTACTGAGCAGCAATATAAATCAGGAGCTCATAAATACAGTCCTGCATAAGATGCTTTTCACAGCATATGCCACAGTGACCGGCATAAGTGAGACAGACCCTCTCGCAGTGCTTGTGAAGGGGTGTGTCTGCAACGGAGGTATGCCTTTCACAACCAAAGCACGGCTTGTGTATCCTACAACAGCTTTCGTGCAGGTTTCTTTCAGGCCGATGATAGGCGACAAGGTTCTTCTCATAGGGCTTCAGGCATACAGTGATTTGATGTTCGAGTCTCCTCTGACACTCACAGAGAATGAGGTCAATAATGTCCAGCATTATACAATCTTGGGGTGCGTAGCTATTCCTCTGAATATAGAAAGCGTCAAAGCACCCATCAAAATATCAAATGATGCTACAGCTATAACTATAGGAAGAGGAGCTGTGCCTGGGGAAGACCCTGTTGTGCGGTGGAGTGAGCTGAATGCAGCACTGCAAGGATTGATAGGTGCGTTGAACAGCCATACGCACAGCGGCAGCGGAAGTGGTACTCCTACAGCACCATTTACTCTTGACATTACAGCAGCGGCCTCAGACATCCTGAAAGTACCTGCAGCAGGAGAATGATATGGACTTAAAGATAACTCATAAAGAGGAAGTATGGCAGCCGCAGGGAAAAATCTCTGTGCTCAAGCCTGACATGTTTGAGATATATCCTGTTTATGAGTACCAGATTGCAGAAGGTGCAGAGGGCATAGACTCCGACAGGTTCGCAAAGTGCATCACTGATAAAGGAGGTGACGTCACAGGAACCTACACAGGCACCTATGCGAGCGGTTTCTATGATTTTGGAAGCTTTACAGCCACAGCTCAGGAGGCAGGTCTTGTGAATCCTTCCGCCACAGTGGTCATAACAAAATATCTTGCTGATGCTGAGACAGTCTTCGATGACGAGGAGACTTTCCAGATGGCCACATTCGCAGCAGTTAAGCAGAGAGGCAACGACCCCCTGTATCTCGATGAGGGCAACAGATGGGCTGAGGTTGTCATCGGTGAGGCTCCTGTGGACCTTGTGATGGAGGACGTGCAGGAGAGTGTGAGAGCTGTTGATAACTGGTGCAAGGTCGCATTCAATACAATAGCAGGGGCAGACGGATATGAGTATCTGATGTACACAGTATCCGGTCTCAGCAAGGAGAATCCATGATAGTCAAAACGTTTGATGAGATAACTGAACACATGGAAGACAGTTTTGACAGCTTCATAGCTGATAAGACTGACGGTGTGAAGATAAAGAGGACAAACAACAACGTTGTGCACAATGTCCTGAAGGCTGACGGAAAGGGCTATGAGCTTGTGCAGGCATCCTGCGTGGCTCTGGATTCCAAATTTGACCCTGCAAGATGTTCCGAGTCCGACCTGGTCTCTGTAGCCAAGATTGCAGGCACAGCAATGAAGAAGGGGAAACAGACAGTCCTGATGATTACAGCCAGGAACACAAGTTCCCAGGCACAGGACATCCTCTCTTCTGTCACAACATATCCTGTGACACTGAGATTCATGTACAGTGCAGACGTGTGGTTTGACTTCACCATACCTACAGCAAAGACATTCGCACCGGGTGCCTCACAGGAGTATTTTGCGTTCTCCGTGGACCCCAACAATACCGAGGAGGACAGCAGCCAGTCTCCGCTCATAGGGGCATATCCTGTGACAGAGATGAGCAGTATCGCAGTGACAAGCGTCACAGACGGTGCTGTTGTGGCATCGGGCTTCTCGTTCAGCTGCGCTTCGACACAGGGTACACTCGGGTATCCTCCTGAGACAGTGCTTGAGTTCAGGAAGAGGATTCTTGAGGACACAGACAGGCAGAACGTGCTGAAGGAGCTTGAGCTTGAGCTCAACAACCTGCCTACAATCCTCTCTGCCAAGGTCACATTCAACCCGAGTATCTCAAACCCATATCCTGTGGCACACGGTATAGAGATTCCTCAATATCAGATGCTTATCTCGGTCAATGGAGATGTACGTCAGGACTTCGGTGAGACAGTGCTTACAAAGACATATATACCTACCCTCAAGGTGGCAGCACCTTATGGAGAGACCCTCATAGTTCCTTCTGACAACTACACGGACGGCTATGTGGAGGTCAACTACATGCGCTTCATACCTTATGAGTATATGATAGAGATTACATATACCTCGGACCAGACCCTGCAGCTCGATGACATGATTAGGAACAAGGTGGTGTCTGTGATGAAGGGACGTTACGGGAATCCGAGCAGATACACAAAGGAACTGACTGAGGATATGTTCTATGACACAGTGAAGGAGCTGGACATCGACTCCCTCAAGGTCCTCAATGTCAACCTGCTTAAGTATGACAGCGGATGGGCCGAGCCTGCCGGAGGCTATATTGCAGTTCCTGTCTCAGACCTTGCAAGGATGTGCGGAGTCAAGTTCATTAACGGTGAGGCAGAGGAGACTGTCGTGATGTTCTATCAGACAGCCAACCCCTCAATCTCCATAGAGGATGACACATGCACAATCACAGGGGAGGAAGGAAGCACCATATACTACACCACAGACGGCTCAGACCCTGATGACCAGTCCACAGAATATACAGAACCTTTCACAGTCACTTCCGGTGACACAGTGAAGGCCGTAGCGTACAGTCCTTACCGTAGCGGACCTTCTGACATAGTGGAGGCACAGGCTTGAAGCAGATATTCAGACACCTGATGGGTGAGTACAACGGGGAGATTCTCAAGGCTATGTGTTATTATCACAACATGGCTCTTGATGACCTCATAGATATATTCTATTACTGGGCTACAGTCCAATGGCTCCCCCCAGGGAAGGGAACATCCGAGGCTTCCTCCATAAGAAAGGATGATGCTGTCGGCATAGCGCATACAGCAGGTCTCTTCTCTCCTGTTGTACGCTCGGCATTCATGTCAGGCTCAGTCCGGTTCGCAGGCGAGAACGCTGACGGCACAGACTCAGAGCAGTCGGTGCAGGCTTTCATTGACGGAGCTATAAGATATATCGCAGACCACCAGCTCGAGGGCAGCGACATAAGCACTGCGGCAGGCGGTTTCACAAAGAGTGAGTCTCCATCCGGCGGCAATGTGGAGCAGACCTTCACAGGCACAAATGAGGCATCACAGGTAGGAATGGTTCCTGATGACGCAGAGCCTATAGGTTATCTGGTTCCATCACAAGTTGTGGCCGGCACAGGTGACACAATGTATCTCGGTGAGAACGACAACGACTCCATCACAGGACAGGTGATGCTTGTTCCTGATGAGCCTGAGTCCGGTTTCTACCTGCCTTACTACGGTCCTGAGTACGCATGGCTTGACAAGGCGGTTCTTGTGCAGGTTCTCCTCGAGGAGCATCAGGAACTTTTCATGCTGCTTCTTGAATGTCTGCAGCATATAAGATATAATGGAGGAGGAATGATTGATTTCCTCCAGATGACAGAGATTCTCATGGGAGACTACCTGAAGATAGCTGCAGTGGAGCCCATAGAGGATAAGCCCTATGCTTTCCAGGTATGGTACTGCGAGTTTGACGAGGACACCTCGATTCCTGTGATGGAGAGGCTCATGAGGTTCAGCTGCTGGAAATATTTCGTAGAGAAGAAGTTCCCTCAGTTCTGGACAGTAGGAGGCTACATGGAGCAGCTCGACTGCATGATAACATTCGAGGACAACGTTTGGAGTCTGTCGTGTGTGACCCAGCCTACAGCTGAGATTTATTACACAACAGACGGTAGCAATCCGAAATACAGTCCCACAAGAGTGCTGTATGACGGCGGCTCTTACTATATATCAGAGACACTGCACTTGAGGGCATACTCACAGGGAGGATGGTTCCCTGTAGGAGAGGGCCTCGTGCGCTTCGCATCAAGCAACATAGCTGATGAGGAGCTTGTTCCTACAGTTCTTTATTATGATGGTTCAATCACCTATAACGGTGACAACACATACAGGGGGTGACAGATGTACGACCAGCTTGACACACTGCAGACAGCTGTTGACAGCGCTGAGAGCATCCCGAGATTCGGGTACACGGCATCGGCCCTCCTCACAAATGACGGCATAGAGGGGCACAACGAATACTCGGACAACAACGTGAACAACATCCCCCGTGCTGACGGCACCCAGCTGTCACTGCAGGAGATTGAGAAAGGCTTCAGGGATAATATCAGCACCCTGTCAAGGGCTTTCCTCACACATTTCTTTGGGAGAAGCTCATACAATATCAACAGGATGCGGACACTGCTCAGCAGCGTGCTCGGGACATACAAGGCAGACTATGCCCACAACTTCAGGGCATGGGACAGCACAGCGACCTACATGGAGAACGATGTGTGCTTCCTGGTGGCATACGGCATCAGATACTGTTTCAAGTCCCTGATTGATGACAATACAGACACCATAAAGGCAAATGCTGACGGCACCCTTGAATATGATGAGGGCTCATGGCTTCTTCTCACCGAGCAGCGTGATGTAAGGCACCCTGTAGGTAAGCCTTTCATCTGGTTCGGAGGGACACTTCCTGACAACTATATCTGCTTCTCTGACGGTAGCCAGAACTATTGGGCAGATTATCCTGAGCTCAACAACCCTGAGTTCAGGGCTCTCCTGACAAGATTCACAAGATACGGTGCAAGGGCAAATGATGTGACATTCAATGTGCCGAACATAAATGAGCTCTATCCGATGAGCACAGAGCTTCCTGATGAGGTCTCCACCATAGTGGCCAAGGTTCCACCTCACGGTCATCCTCTGCAGCCTGGCACAGTGCGGACAAACAGCACCACAAGTGAGGACCACAATCATCCTATGACCACATCTGAGAACGGCAGCCATAGGCACTATCTTGGGGATTATTACTCCACTCAGCATTCTGTCCCTGCGGACGGCAACTGGCATGAGGACTCCAAGTTCCGAGGAGCTTTTGAGTACACTTGGGGAGGGGAAGACGGCGGTTCTGAGCAGACTGCTGATTACCGTATCACAATGTATCCTAATATCAGTGCACAGACTTCCGGCAATCATACAGTCAATGGAAGTTCCGAGACACACAGCCACATACACTCAGGGACAGTCACACCGTCAGGTGCAGGTGATTTTGGTGTCTCGGAAGGCAAATACAGACCGGGCACCGTGAAGACAATACTTGCTGTGAGGGCAAGCTGAGGAGGAAGCATGTCAGATATATACAACGAGTTCACAGCTCAGGAAACCACCTCTGCTCTCCTTGACTCGAACAGGCTTGTCAATTTTGCCTATGATGACAAGGCTTTCAATGAGAACGACACTAAAGGCCGTGACGTCTACAACTACAATGCGAATAACAACATCCCTCTTTCCACAGGACTGAGCACACAGACACAGACCTTCGGTTTCGGAGGAAAGTCAGGTGTATTCAAGAGGCTTTTCTGGAATCATACAGCAGGGCGTATATCCTACAACCTGAACAAAGCTGTGCAGGCTCTCAGGAATATCCTGGGCTCATTCCGCTCTGACTATTCTGAGAACATCAGTGAATACTCCGAGTACGCCATATATAGAAAAGGAGATGTGTGCTACAGGCTGAGCGGGGATGCCATAACATTCTACAGATGCAGGCAGTCTCCGTCATCTCCAGGACCTTTCAACGGTATCTACTGGGAGAAGCCGGAGGAGGAGCTCTCGCACGACAGACCTGCCGTGGGTGTTCCTGTCCTCTGGTTTGAGAAGGTGCCGGACTGGGCTATCCGCTTTGATGACGGTGCCCACCACACCTGGGAAAAGTGCCCTGCACTCAACTTCGAGCAGTTCAGAGAGATGGTGACTGTTGACGATGACGGCTTCACTGTTCCTGATTACTCAGGAAGGGTTCCTATGTTCACAGAAGGCACGAATAATGTGCTCTCCGGTTATGACGGGAATGAGTTTGATGCCTGTATCCAGCCGCACGGACATTCTTCTCCTGTGTTGACATTTACGCTGCCTGCAGAGAGCTTCTCTCACACACATCCTGATGTGAGAAGTGAAGGAAGTGGAAACCACCAGCACCTTATTCCTGAAAGATGCAATTATGACGGTACGAGTAACCGGGTGAGGACGAGACTTCCGGTTGATGACATAGACAGATATAATCCTGCCACCCTGACAAATTATGACAGAGCACATACACATTCCACGGCGAAAAGCACAGCAAAATGTTATGTTGCCGGTGTAGGAAACCATGAGCATGATGTGACAGTCACCGGAGAGACAGGTGGTGTCAAGGGACAAACGGGTGGCAACCCCGACAGCTTTCAGTGCTGCTGGATTGTGAGGTACAGATGAATTTCAAGGACACGTTTGCATTCAGTAAGGCTCTCCAGAATCTCACGGAGAGGGACACCCTGGTTCCATTCGCACAGCAGAACACCGATGAAGATACAGGGGTTCCTGGCACAGCTTCTGATATGGGCTTCAACGGACAGATTGGCAACATAGAGGAGCCTGAAGACAACAGGGGTGTCAGCGGCATTCAGCTGAGAAGAAGCTTCTACAACATATATTTCCGGCAGCTCACAAGGACTCTTCCTGTCCTGGTTGACACAATGAGCTCGCTGTTCAAGTTCTTCATCAGGGACTACTGCATGAACGACAGGAAATACACAGATGAGCTCAAGGATTATTATAAGGAAGGCGATGTGTCTTATATCGAGGACACTGGGAGATTCCAGCACAACCAGCTGAAGGGAGAGACCTGGGAGCCTCTCACACTGCTCCATGACAGGGGAAAGACTGTAATGGGGTACCCGAGTATCTGGCCTGGAGAAAATGTTCCCTCCTGGGCCATAGACATCGGAAGTCATGGTGAGTACGCATGGGAGGATTATCCCGAGCTGAATAATGAGCTCTTCAAATCTTTCCTGACAGCTTGTACCGCCTTTGGAGCAGAATATAATGAGACTTCCTTTGTCTCTCCAGACCTCAGAGGCATATCCCCTGCAGTATGGGCATCCGGTGCAGGAGCTTTCCTCGCATCAAACGCAGGGCAGCATGGTCATGTGTGGGGCACCACTTCTGTGAGCACAAACTCCGTGAGCGTGTCACACCTGCATACCGGTACACTGACACACGAACCACATAACCATACCTGTACTCCGAGGACATTCTCCACAGGAGGATTTGGTAGTCAGTCAGAGTGTGGCAAAAACAAGAATCAGAGCACAAAAGCATATACATCCTCAGACGGCGACCACTGGCACACAGTCTACTTTGGTTCAGGCACAGAGAAGCACTGGCACGGCACAAACACATACACACCTGCAGTCAGCACCACACCTACAGAGAACAGTGGAACAGTGACAAGGGTGAACACATATCCTGTGAAGCTCATAGTGAGGGTCGAGTGATGCCGAAGCAGATAAGCATAGACCAGGCAGCTAAGCTCTATAATATAATGGGAGGGAATATTCCTCTTGCTGCTGTAAGACAGGATATAAGGGGTTGGGAAGGATTTGAGAGACGCGTTCTAATTCGTGCTGCTGAGATGTCTGTGCAGGATTGGCAGAAGGACTATAGGAAAAAGCTTGCTGATGATTATATGGCAAGAGCTCGGGGTTACACTGCAAGACAGAGCGTATTGGTTGAGCAGGACAGGACTGCCAGGATAAACAGAGAAGCAGAAGTCACAAATAAATTCTATCAGGCAATGGATAAAGGTGACTGGAGCAGTGCTGAACGCATAGCTGAAGAATATTCTCCGTTGAAGGACGTGTATAAGATAAAGAACAGCCGTAGGGAAGCAGCTGCCATAGAGAGCTTCTATAAAGCTGTCGGAGCAGGTGATTGGGAAGGGGCTAAAAATTTGATAGACGAATATGCACCTTTGAGAGACATCTATATAAATAAGTACGCTGAAGCACATAATATGAAGTGGTTCATAGATGCTGTACGGCGAGAAGCGGCTTATGCTGTAGGGGTGCAGTGTGTTGCTTTCATAGGTAACATTATAAACGCTTATCTTGGGAAAAATATGTACACAGGAGTTGATTCAGGAGCCACAGGACACGGTAAGGTTATGCTGTCAAATTTGTGGAGGAATCGTCCTGTCGATTTCTTTTCAGATGTGACAGAAAATATTGCGGCTTCAGATTACACTAATCTGAAGTTTGGTGATTTAGTTGAGCTTCCTTCTACATCTGCAGAAGGTTTTGGACATGTTATGATGTTTGTAGGATATACTCCAGAAGGAAACATGAAGTTTGCAGAGGCTACAGGTGGAGTTAATCATTTAGGCGTTTCTCGGTGGATGAACTATGCTCCTGAAATGTATGAGCATCGTGGAGAAGACGTCAACTTACGTCAGCATATACAGATTTATGATAAAAATTATTTTTCTAAAAGAAAAGAACGCAACTTAGGCCCTACAAAAATTCTTAGAATGGATAGATTGCGTTTTGATACTAAGCAAGCTACAGAGCTTTTAGAGTTAATGCTACCTTCTGGAACAGAGAAGGGTGGTGGTTATAAAAAATAAGGAGTTCATCTATGATAGACACAGCATCAGCAACAGTCATAGTAGGCATCTTCAGTTTCACAGGAACGCTGGTGGGAGCCTATTTCAGCAACAGGAAGAGCGCAGCGCTCATGAGCTATCGGCTCGACCAGCTCGAGGAGAAGGTTGACAGGCACAACCAGGTCATAGAGAGGACATATGAGCTTGAGAAACAGACTGCGGTGCTCGAGGACAAGATAAAATCGGCGCAGCACCGCATTGACGATTTGGAGGCGAGGTGATATAATGAGTAAGGTGAAGAATTTCCTTCTTTCCCTGGTGACAGACAACTCCTGGGATGCAGACGGAGCGAAGGTCGCAGGCTGGCTCTGTATATTCGTATCAATAGCGTGCCTTTTCTTCAGACCTGAAAAGGCTGACGTTTTTTTATATTCCGGCATAGGTGCACTCACACTGAAGGGCACCGGGGAGGCAATACATGGCTAACATTCCTGAGAACACAACTGACCCTATCCTGAGACCGGTCACACGGCTTGAGACCACGACAAAGGTCTTCGGAGGGGAGTACATACCGGAGGATGAGCAGCAGAGAGGTATCTCGAACCTGCAGGCCATAGAGCTTGCGGAGAGAGACCAGTACATCCTATCGAGGGTGGGACAGGCTAAGGTTGACCCTTCAGGGGACATACCGGGAAAACCGGGCATAGCACCTCTGGATACCTCCGGTAAACTGCCTAAGAGCAATAACACATCGGGTGTGGTGTTCACATCTGACACACAGACAATCACAAACAAGACTATCAGTTATACAGACAACAATATGCCCGGAGTAGTCGGAGAGACAGATGCACAGACAATCACAAACAAGACTATCAGCTATGCAGACAACAATATGCCCGGAGTAGTCGGAGAGACAGATGCACAGACAATCACAAACAAGACCATAGATGCCAAGAACAACGTGATGCTGTGCACAGCGACCAACATCACATCCTCGCAGACAATCACACCGACAAAGCAGATGATGGTGACAGCAGGCATGTCCGGTATCACGCTGACATTAGGAAGTGGCCCTTATGCAGGCTATGCCCTTCCGATACTCGCAGTTGCAGACTGCCAGGTGTCCTACACAGGCATAGACGGTGCAGCCACTGAGACACTCGATGTGGGAAGCTACATAACATTCATATGGGATGCAACCGGAAGCTATTGGGTTGTGGATGCCGGAGCCTTCGAGAAGCCGACATACATCTCGACCACACAGACACTCACAGCAGTTAAGAAGATGATTGCCGTGGTGAACACACAGGGCGTGGTGCTGACACTTGATGCCGGACCTTATGACGGATTTGAGCTTCCGGTGCTTGCTACAGCTGACTGTCAGATAATATATACAGGTGTGAATGGCAGCATCACAAAGAACGTGCAGGCCAACACATATAACATCTTCGTGTGGGACAGCTCAAGCTCCGGCTTCTGGCTTCCTCGTGAAAGTACAGCAATCACAGGTATTGACGACAACGGACAGCCCTTTGCCTTCAATATAGATGCACTCACACAGGCTGACGGAGTGATAAACATTACAGGTACAGACGCAAATGGAAACCCGTTCGACTACGGATTAGGCAGACTTGTTACAAATGCTGACGAGGACAATCTCGTGACAGGTGTTGAGGTCAAGACAAGCAAGACATTCAATGGTAAACCTGTGTATAAGAAAGTTGTAGAATTTACCTCACCTGACACAAACAATACTACAGGATATTATCCTCACGGAATTTCCAACTTGAAAAAACTTATTAGTATGACAGGAAGTTTAGACCAACAGAATGGATATATATTACCACTTCTTTGGTATAGTACTACAACTAATTATTGTACTTGTTATTTATACGATACAGACATTTGTTTGTATGTTAGTGGTACTACTAATTTGTCGAAACCTTGCATATTGACGCTTGAATACACCAAGACAACCGATGATTGAGGTATTATATGTGGTGTATTTATAGGATTATTGATTGACCCGAAGGGGTGAAGGAGAGGAGAGAGAAATGAGCACATTAAATTTAGGCGATAATCAGATTATAGGTAAGCTGATAACACAGTCGTGGTCAAATCTGTCTTATGTTACAGGGACTATTTCTGCGTCAAGAAAAGATAATGTAGTCACATTAGTGTTTAACTATTCGGGGAACCATTCAACAGGCACACTACATACAGTAATGACCCTTCCTCCCGAATTTAGACCAGCCATAGGTTTAGTTTTTGATATAGTAAATGCCGCCGTTGATTCTTATGTTCAAGTAAATATAGATGGTACAATAAAGATAAACTACAACGCAATGAATTTGAATAATAGAGGTACAGTCAGCTATATAGCTTTGAATAATTAAGGAGGGCGACACAATGACAAATACACATATAACAGTCGGGGGTAGAAATGGCAGATAACACATTCGTAAATGTCGGTGGATATAAGGTATCGGTAGGCAAGAAGTATTCCACAAGCGAGGTTAAGACTGGTGATGTGTGGATAGACGGAAAGCCTATTTATAGGAAAACATTCTCAACAACTACTATTAATTCAAGTACAGGCACATATAGAAAAACCTATACTGCTTCTCTTGATTTAAGTGGAAATTCTGTGGACACCTTTATAGCAATAAGAGATGCAAGTATGACTGTAAATGTTCAGAATGTTAGAACTATACAATATATGATAAATTCTGCGGGGTTTAGTGACAATTCAAGTAATTCAGTACAGCTTGTTGGAAGCTGTAATTTTGATACAATCACAAAAGTAGTTGGGATAAGCATAATTAGTACAGTATTGAGTGGTACACCATTTATTGTTGACGCATATAGTGCTATGTGTACTGTATATTACACAAAGACCACTGATTAAAGGAGATTAAATATGAATAAGAAATGTTCATTCGACAAAGATAGCAAATGCGACAAATGTGCTAATTCCCTCACAGACAAGACTTGTAGAGGTGATAAATGTGGCATAGAACCTAAGAGAGGGGAGCCCGCCGTTTTCGATACAGCTCTCCTCTGATTTTGATAGTAGGAGGAAAAATGGAAGATACATTGGAGAAAAGGATACTGAAATCAAACCTATCAGATGATGACAAGATTGAGATTATCAAGAGGTTGAGTTCTAATAAGGAATATATCTATGTGCCGCAGCCTACATGCCCTCAGCTTATAGGCACGCCGTCAAATCCTTGGTACACAAACCAGCCGTATTATTACACTACAGCCATAAGTGGACCATATCTGTCAAACAGCAGCTTGAGAAGCTGATAAGGAGGAAAACATGAAAAAATTTATCGAGATTCTGAAGAATCCTGCAATCACAATCTTCATGTGGATTCTCGGTGTAGCATGCGAGGCTGGACTTGTTATCCAGGCAGTGAAGGCTGTCGGAGCTCCTGCATGGGCCTGTCTCATCATGCTCATCATTGATGCAATATGCCTGTGCCTCAGATACAGGAAATGAAAAACCCCACCATAATAGTGGGGTGAAACTAAGACGCTGTCGTAACAGCGTCTTTACAAATGCTCTGCATTTAAATTCTGTCTATATATTAACACATTCCTGAAGGTTTGTCAAGGCTATTTTGGCAACTCAGCATCAACAGGACATTTGAACGGGTCAAACATATCCGCAACACTGTGTAGTCCGGTCTTGCATCTTCTGTTCCTGCTATTCCTCTCACAATCCATGTTACTGCATTCCCTGCGGCACCAGGTGATGTCATCGTGCAGCCAGTCCAGGTAGGAGTTCTCCTTATTCTCATGAAGGTCAAAAAATTCTTTGAATCCTTCTGCAAGATGGTTGAATCCGTCTTCTTTAGGTAGAACCTTGTCAGGAGAAGGTGCCCAGCTCTCAATTTCTTCCCTGCCTTTCAGCAGGTTTCTGAGCATCTTGACCTGTACTCTCTTTTCTTTATACTTCTTCCTGTAAATCTTCCACAGCACCTTGTATTTCACCTCGGGTGCAAGCACTCCCCTCTCAAGGTCTCCATAATGCTTCTTCACATACTCATCAATCATTCTGTTATGTTTTGCTTTCATCATCCCCTCCATATATTGAAGTACAGCGGCAGAAGGACCATGAGGGCTCCGATAGACCTCACAGGCACCTTCTCATCTTCTATCACAAGCAGCAGTCCCACTATCATGCACGCTATCTCCCAGCCGCTCATTCAACCACCTCATAAGTCTTGGCGAATATGTCAGGCTTGCAGGGATAGAACTCTCCATTCACTCCCTTGATGATGAAGTCATACTGGTCTGCTTGCACCTCACCTTCAAGAGTGCAAAGATTTAAAACTGCTTTCGCTGAGGCTGCACTTGCTTCTAATGCAGCATCATTAACATCGAATCGGATGTGTCCATTCGCAAAATCCGAAATCTCACCTACATTGAATCCGGTCCATTGTACTGCCTCTATCTCAACTGGTTTCTTTCTGTATCTCATACCTTAATCCCCTCTATCCTTGCCCTGCTGTCAAGTATGTCAAGATACTCTGTCATAACCTCAAGTTGTCTCTGAAGCAGCTTCTTAGAACACTTCGGCTCAAAGTCGAGCTTCCCTGTCTCCCACTTCTGCAGCATCCTGTCAAGCTTAAAGATTCTTTCCACAAGTTCACTTCTTTCCTTTATGAATCTCTCTTTCCACGATTCCATCTTCTTTCCTCCTCCAAATAACACATTGTACGGCAGATTATAGGCCACACACAGCTGGTGCCGCAGGACCTCGATATAGAAGTCCTTGTTACGCAGCATCCAGCTTTCCTCTTCTGTCAAAGGTCTTGCCATACTTCCTTCTCCTCTGTCGCTGTCCGGTGGTCCTTCCAGGAAAGACCCGCTCCTCTCTCACCAATCTGGTATACGTTGAAAGGATGTATGAACCAGGGTGGGATGCCGGGCACAACATCATTCTTATAGCTTGTTGTCAGACCCCAGACGGTCCCTGACTCGATGCTCTGTTTATATCTGCTGTCACAACATCTCGGCGGTTCTATTGCAAGACAGTAGATTGGGACCTTCGGCAGCATGGGTACAATAAGCTCAGCCTCTGCTGCACCCTTGCTCCTTCCTGCTATGAGAATGCCGGGACATTTCTTCGACTTGATGTGACCGTCTATCTTTCCCAGCAGGTCTTTCCCATATCTTTCAATCTCCTCCCAGTAGCCTGCGTGAGCTCTTCCGTAAGGTGTTTTCCTCCACCAGCCCTTGAGGTTTATCCTCCAGTCTGCATCACCGTTGCTCGGCTTCAGGTTGACAGTGAGCCAGCCCTTGAAGAACCCAGTCTCATATATGCCTAACTGAACATCTATGGTCTTGTCATAGGAGATTTTCTCGAGCTTTATGATGTTGTCATTCCACGCCACATCCAGCAGCGCCATGAATGTCACGATGTCGAGTATCACTCGTTCTCCTCCTGCTTCAGACCTTTGTTGAAGCACTCAGTCTCCTCTCCAGGAGCCAGCTTGAACAGGATGTCTATCAGTCTTCCCTGATGGTTCACCTCATCGTGGAGGATTTCCCTGATGATGCTCTCCTCCTCCGGCATGAGCTCAAGCAGCTTTGTGTATGTGTTGGCCGCATCGAACTCTTCCTCAATAGCCTTGCGCAGTGCAATTATCTTACAATTTTTATCATCTCTTTCTTCACTCATTTTTGTCCACTCTTCCCGCATTTCTTTTTCACTCATCTTGTGTACCTCCCTATGCCGTAGCCTGCCAGTCCCCATGCAACATTTTCAAGAACGCTGGCTATTCTTGCTCTGTTCTGTTCTTGCCTTTGCTCTCTCAAGAATTTCTCTTGCTGTTGACACAGATTTTCTTTCAGAGTCAGAGAGCTCTCCCTCTCTCTCAAGTCGCTTTCTCTCTGCTTCAATTCGTTCTCTCTCTCGTTCAACTCTGACACTCTCTCGGACAACTCTGCCTCTCTCTGCATCAATTCTTCCTGCCTCTCGCTCATTAGCCTGTCGCTCTCTGTCAAGCTCGTCTCCAAGCTGTCTATTTGTCTCAAGAGCTCTTCGTACTCCCCGTCCGTCAGGATTACATCTGCGGAAGAGGAAAACGCCAAGCAGCACAGTACCAATACCGATAAGAACTTTCTTAATCTTACCCCAAAAACCTGGATTTTTGTTCTTTTTTTCATCCATAAACACTCCTTGTCATAAAATGTGTTGCGTTCTGAAATCATTTAACTTTATGATTTCCACGGATATCAGCTGCTGCTTTCATTGTGGAACTTATTGCACATACCAGTCCAGCGATAATTCCTATAGCAGCACACACAATGAAGCATCTGTCTGCTACAGTCACCATCAGATGCTGCCCCCACATAATATCTCCAAGATAACACAGCCAGAAAAACAGTGCCGCAACCGGAACTGCTATAATGACAGTCTCCAGCAGCATTGCTCCAATAACATAAACAACTGCTGTAGTCTTACTCATTTTTTCCTCCCTTCAATCTTTCCTTGACATAAACTCCTATGTCATTCAGCTCGTTCCTGCTGAGTGACATGACCCCGAACATCTTCTTACCAATCCTTCCCATGCGCAGATTGTAGTACACACGGTTCAGCACGGCATCAAGCACATTACCTTTCAGCTGACTCTTTATTTCACCTATGAGATAGGGCACGAGCAGCCTGCCGGAATGTCCCGGTTCTTCAATGATACAGTTGTGACATACACAAAGCTTGACTGCAAGTTTCGCTGTATTCATTCTGCCTCCTTTTTCTTTTTAACTTATCATAACACAACTTGATATGAATGTCAACACTTGACAAAAATTATTTTTTATTTTATTATATATTTGTTCCATACAGTAACCTCCTGTATAAAGAATCATCAACATCCATTTGCAAGCCCCCTCTCACGAGGGGGTTCTTTTTTATCTCTCAAGCCACTCCAGGAATTTCTCATAGTCCTTGTCCTTCCTGCTTGCATCATATACAAAAATGTCCTTTTCATCCACGCCCTCAGCCAGGAGCTCATCCTTCCATGTTTCCATCAGGTTCTTCGGTGCTATGACCATAGTAGGCAGCTGCTTGTGCTCTGCTATGTGTATAGCTGTCAGGGTTTTGCCTGTGCCGCATGACGCATCTATCATCATGTAGGGCAAGTCCTTGAGTTTATCTATCATCTTCTGCTGATACGGTCTCGGTGTTCTCATCTTTCTTTGTCCTCCACACTATCTTGTCATCATTCACAACGGTTGATGCCTTCTTCAACATTTCACAATAATCCTCTTCAATAATCTTAAAAAACTGCAACAGGTCTTCGTCAGGTTTCCTGTACTCCTTAAACGACATACAAACTCCACAGCTTAGCACATCCCTTCTGTTTGAGCATCTTGTAGTTCCAGGTCCGAGCCAAGCTATACAGTTGCTACACTCTCTCACTCCGGGTCTCTCAGCTCTTGTGAACAGTCTATCTATCATGCTGGTCATTTTTTCCTCCTCATAAAACAGACAGGCATCATCAATACAGGGGCACTTCCCAAGTTCACAGTAGCCTACGGAATCACACTCTTTTTTGCCGTGCCATCTTAAATGTTTGCATTTAGGTTTATTTTCCTCTTTCTCTTCTCTCATCTGGTTCTCCTCAACTTCTTCAGTCTCTTGAAAGCCTCTGAAGATACCTCAAAACTCTCACAGACATAATTGAATGGGTTTTTCTTTGTTTTTTTTTTCAACATACACATATCTCCTCCGGTCCAAGGTTTACAGAAACGGCAGTTTTTACAGTTCTGGTAATCAGTTCTTTTCATTTTTCCTCCCTCAAGGTGAACATCTCCTTCCTGTTCTCATCTCCCAGCAGCTCTATGCCGAGGTCCAGTGCATTTATAACCCTCTCCTCCCTACTGCCATCAGCTATGATGCGGTAGCAGTACTTAGGCTCCTTCAGCTCCCCTCTGAGCAGCCTTGATTTAGACTGCTCATCCTGTTCGACTGAGCTGTTGCAGCAGGCATATATCGCATAAGAACAGTCCTTCATGAAATTCACTCCGTAGCCTGCTGATGCCTGGTTAGCTATGCAGACTCTCGCCTTCCCTGTCGAGAAAGCCTCAGCAGCTGCCTCCTTCTGCTCTGTTGTCTCGTCACCTGTATAGGCACACCAGGTGATTCCTTCCTGGTCAAGCCTCTCCTTCAGGGCGTTGGCGAAGTGCCTTCTCGCACTCCATATCACCACGGTGTTCTCGTCTGTTCCTATTTCCTCGAGCATCTCCATCACTGCATCCAGCTTGGGGTTTTCCTTCATCGTGTTGTACCCTGCGGCCGGCTGGTCACACTCAGCCCTGTGCGGGCACTGTGCCCTTAGTCCTCCGGTGTTGTACGGACACTCTATACAAGGAGAGACAGGCTCGAAGCCGCAGCAGATGTCTATGAGACGCGTCTGGAGTTCCATTGCCGCAGACTTTCCCAGCACCATGCTGTCGGTGAAGCCCAGCTCCACAAGAGACTTGTAAAGCTTCTTCTGCGCAGGAGTTAATGTGAATTTGCGCACAATAGGTCTGTGCACGAACTCCTCGTTTGTGGTGTCCATGACATCGCTTCTCCTGACTGTAGCTGTGCAATATGCCACACGTGCCTTTAGCTCCTCCAAATTCCTGAATGGTGTGTATTTCTCGTGGGTCGCTATCCACTTCATATTGTCCATGGATATTGAGTATTCGTTGGCTATGTTCTGCATTGCATAACGCACCCTCTCTTTCCCTCCGATGTTGTAAGCATTCTTGAGCCTTCTTCTTATCCCGGTCCAGGAATTTCGCTCACCGGAGCTGTGCTCAGGAATCACCACTCTCCTGCCTCTTCCTATATGGAGAGTCTCCATCACACAGTACTTCTCTGCGAACTGGTACATTCCCTCGGGGAACAGGTCCTTGTCAAGGAACTGGTAC